TAGTTTCATCTTTATTAAGTTTATTTAAGTTCCCCCATAGAGAAGAATCATCAATTCTTTCTACAGGGGAACTAATTACACAAACATTAAAATTACTATTTCAATTCGATGTAGCACCAAAAAAAAACGTATTTATTAAAGTGTAGCTATTAATATGATTATACCAATAAGAACTACACAAACACCACAAAGTGTAATTGTAACTTTATGATACACATCAAGGTCATTTTTAGAATTATTTAGTCTATTTTGATAAATAGACTCATTATTCTTATATTCTTTGATAACATCTTCTAGTCCTTTAATATCTTTTTTAAGAGCTATTTCAACATTATCTTTACGCTGGATTATTTCAATTAATTCAGCTTTTGTCATATTGTTTAATTTTTTTGCCATATTATTATTATTTTAAAGATTAAACATGAGTTCTATTCCACATAATACAAAGAATATTACACCAATAATAGTTATAATAGCAGTTTTTTTCCATTTTGCAACATCTCGTTGTAGACCTTGTTTTTCTTCAGCAAGTTGTTTCAATAAAGTATTTGTAGTTTTACTTTCTTTTAAATATTTTTCAGCTTCTTCTTGAAGTTTATTTGTACTATTTTTTAATTCTTGTGTAGTTTCTACATAAGAATCAAATTCTTTTTTAAGCTCATCATAATCTTTTTTATTATCATCTCTTTGTTTTAAAAGAGTATTGTTTATTCCTTGTAGTTCTACTACTTGCTGAATTAATTCAACTTTTTTCATTTTATCTAAGTTCATATTACAATCGAATTAAAGTTAATAACCAAGCAATTAAAGTTAATACAAGTCCTATAAACATACTGTTATTTACTTTATTTGCATTTTTAAGTTTCTGTTCTTTTATATTAACTTTATCAGTAAATTCTGATAAACGGCTAGTTAAATTTTTATTTTCTTCATCTAGGTCAACAAACATTTTATGAAATTGATTTCTTTCGTCGCTAAGAGTTTTATTTTCTAAACTCATTTGCTCTAGATTCTTTTCTTGTTGAGCTATTATTTCTAATAACTCAGCTTTTGTTTTTTTGTTTAAATTTGCCATGATTTTTAATTTTTAAATGTTATTCAAATATTATTTCACTTCCGAAACTATCGGAAACATCTTCATCTACTATTTCATTTAGTAGATTTTCATCAAAGTCATTAGTTATGTAATTGAAGTCAATTTCAACAGCATAACTATTATCTTTATTAGAAAGTTCCATATTCTTAATTATTATAATTTAATAATTTGCAAATATAAGAATATAGAAGAATTTTACAAATTATTTTTAGTTAATTTTTGTTAAAAGTGATAAAATACTATTAATTATCATCAATAGTATATTTATTATTTTAATCTTCTATCCATCCATCTAGTCGTTCAGCTAATTCTCGTCTATATTCAGGAATATAAAGAGTAGCATGATAAATACTGTCTTGATGAATATTTATAGCATAGAAATAATCTCCCTCACCATAAGTATCTGCCCATTCATTACGAGCAATACTACTAGACCAATAAAGGTTATAGTAAGAAAAGAAAATATCTACAAATTCTTTTGGAATTTCTACAGATATATAATCATCGTTATAAGTGTCTACTTCGGCAAAATATTTACCATCAATAGATACTACATCGATTACATTTTCAATAGAAAATTCCATTGTGTTGTCTTCCATATTGTGATATGGATTTGCAATTGTGTCGGGATTGCTACCGTTAGCTGTTACCATTATTATAGTAGCAGTTAAAAGAAACATTAATTTTTTCATTTTATTATGTTTTTAATTGTTTAACACTGACCATCACTTACGTTAGGTTTCGTCTTAATCTTCCAAGACTCATCAGAGTGTTTATAATAATAAATATAGGAGAGAAATTAATCTCTCCTATATTATCAATAGTACTTTAGAAACCAAGCATTTTATCAGCAAGTTTATCAAGTAAACGTTTGCCAAAGTCTGACAATTTAATATCCACAATATGATTTATAATCACATCGTGGTCGAATGTTACTGGTTCAGCATCTTCACTGAAAGGATTAGTATATTCTTCACCAGATTTAACTTCTTGTTGAACAATAGTTATAGTAGCACGGCTAAGAATCATTCCCATAGCGTCAGGATGAGTTATCAGATGATTAGCAGCAAATGCAGCTTCGTCATCATCTTTTAACAAAGATGCAACTGCAAAAGTACTACTAAAGATAATATTTGATTTACCTTTAGTGTATTCTTCGTTTTCACCTTTAACAAAAGCATCAACACTTTTGTCAAGACTGATACCAAGACGAGTATATTCGTCTTTTACTGTTACAGTTACGTTTTTGATAGTTAATTCTTTTACTTTTATAGCACCATTCTGCAACATTTTGTTTACGATTTCTTGTTTTTCCATTGTGTAAAAGTTTTTTAATATTATTTATTATATGAATTAAAAAGGTTTCAGAATAATACAGTAATATCAACTCTAACAATAATTAAATAGAAAGGTTTTACTATCAATTATATGTTAGAGCGATATTACAGTAATAACTTTAACATCTAGATTTTTATGATGTTTATTATCTAGAGTAAAGTTGGGAAGGGGAACAGTAGCATTACTTTAAACTCTTCTATATACAAGTCTTTTACTATATTTAAGTAAATAAAGGTCACCAAATATTATATTAAATCTATATGCAGAACTTAATGCAATTTTATAATTTTCTTCAGAAAATTCAACACCTAGACTTGTAAGTATCATACTAAACGAATTAAAAGCATCAACATGAGTTTCAGAAAATGTTACACTATTATAAGTACTTTCAGAAAATACATCTTTTGAATATTCAAATTTTGCAAATTTTGTATAATCAGAAATAGTACAAAGTTCAAAAGTTGGAATTGTTGGTTTTGTTTTCATTTTATTACGATTTTTATTTGTTAGAACTCTTATTTATTTTGTGTTACAAAGACTTACTTGTTTTGCAACACGAAATCACTCCAAGACCAGAATGAGAACAAGATAAGAATGAGAAAAGACATCATTGAGAATATCAACACAATAATGTGGAAGACAATAGGTAATTCTATCATCTTCCACACTATAGTTTCAAGGTCAATCAATTTGAAAATCAGCTTGACCAAACTCTGCTAAACGTTCTACAACTTTCTTTGATAGTTTCACACTCTCAATATAACGTGTAGTCCATGTAGTAGTAGCAAGGATGGCACTATCATTGTCATCAACAACTTCGTTGCCATGTCTATCAAGGATTTTATCCCCAACAGCATAAGTACGAGATTTTGTAACAATGTCAGCTCCACGAAGAAGTTTGGCAACATTGCTCTTTGTACGAGCAATACACGTTAGACCAACAATGAAATCTTCATTAGTAGCATAATCTTCGTAGATTACACCAAAGAGTTCAACATTTTTGTAAACGTTGCCATCAACTTTAACATAACCATCTAATATTTGTATATTAGCCATGATTGTAAGTACTGTTCCCTTAAAACAGGCTGAAAAAGTTCCTCTAACATCTACCTCAGCACGTAAATGTAGCCGTGACCATTTAGTCCATACATATTACCAAACTATAATATAATATGCGAAATTTCAATAAGACAAGAACGAGGATTTCAATTTGAAGTAAGACGGGGGTGTTCGACTTACTTATTTACAGCCGGGGGTTGAACTCAAGTACTCCCACCTCACATATCTACACTTTATTTTTATATTTTACCTTTTTCATCACAACACCAAATGTTTTATTTTATTCTCATTTTCTTTCATTGTGTTTAGTGTTTTCTTGTTGTTCTATGCTCATTCTTCTTTACGGGGGTTGTATTAGTTGTTGAGTCCAAACATTTCGTTGAATATTATGTTTATTATTGCCAATTTCTATAGCTTTATTATTACAAAATGTATATTTTGGAATAGTATAGTTATTTATAATAAAGTATAATATAATAATATACAATAATTATATATTATTATATAATATATAATTATTGTATATTAAATATAATACTGTAATAACTATAATACAATACTGTAATAAATTAAATGTTAAATTTTCTTAATTTTACGCCACTATTCAAACAATTTTCGTATATTTGTACAAAATAAAACTACTAGTAGTAGTGATAATAAAAGTAATAATAACAAAATTAAAATCAAGATGAAAGAAATTAAATTAGAAAAAGTAAGTTTAGAACTTCCAACTAAACTTGATGAAATTACAGAAGAAAAATTAAATGAAATGTCTAATACTATAGACGTTGCTGACAATTATTCTTTAGTTGGTATTGCTTATCATGAAAGATTCAGTAGAATACTGATGTCTTATAGAACTAAAAAACAGAATATTAAAGCAGGTGTTGTGCCAATTTTTATAAAGGCTGGTAAAACTGATTCAGATTTTATAAAATCTGCTAAAGTTGGTAGTAAATTGCTTATATCTGCTAATCAAATTGAATTAGGTTATAGAGCTGTTATTAAAAATAATCCTTATAATTTGGATGTTATAATGGCTAAAGTAAGTAATAATATCACTACTGCTGAATATCAAAATCTTGTAGCTGATACAGAATCAGAACCTGTTTATTTTTTAGATTTTAAAATAGTTCCTAATTGCGATATTATAGCAATATATAAATAATATGTCAGAAATATTTAAATTTCCTAAAGGATATGATGTAGTTGTATGTCGAAAAGAAGACATACTTAACTGCATTGATGATAATATTACTGATAAAGATGTTGCATACGCAGTTATAGAACAATGTGAAAAAGATATTGCTAAATTTCTTACTGAAGGTAAATGGGCTGGAGTTCCATATTTAGGTAGTATTAGAATTCCTAGTCATATTAGCAAAATTTATTCACAAGAAACTTTAGAATTAGAAGCTAGTGCTAAAGAAACACTTAGTCATGACCAATATGTTGTGTTTAAAAAAGATTTACATTTAGGTATTGTAAGAGATGTCAAATCACAACGTTATATTAATTATGTAACTAGTAGATTTACAAATAGAAATAGACGTTTTTACAAGACTTTATGTAATACTAAAGGTGAAGTTTATGCTAAACTTTTATGTTATACTTTAACACAAGTAGAAATAGTAAGAGGTAATGATGGCGAAAACTCTTGATATAGATAGTATGCTTATAATTGACGATAGTGGGATGCCTGTAGCTCCCACTATTCGCCAATTGCTTAATAAAGATATACGTTTATTATATAATAGAGATAAATCTCCAAATAAAGAACGATATATTAAAGAATGTATTGTTATTTATTATCTTGGAGACCCTAAATCTCCTGCTAAACAAGCTGGTTTGAGTGATGCTGAAGCACTTAAAATGGCTATAGAACAAGCAGATTTAGAAAAAGATTATATACCTGACCCTGTAGTAATAAGTTTAATTAAACAATATTATAATGAAAATATAGGAGAGGCAGGTAGAGTTGTAGAGAATATACTTAAAGGTTTACATAACATAAACATTAGTATAGACGCTATAAATACATTATTAAATGAAAAACTGCATAGTAATTTGTCTATAGATGATATTGCAACAGTTCTAACATTAGTAGATAATGTAAATAAAAAAGCTGGTGAATTACCAGGTATTGTTAAAAAACTTGAAGAAGCTAAACAGAACTTAATGTATGAAAAAGAAACTGAAGTTTCTCGTGGAGGTGGAGTTGTAAGTAGTTCTATGGATGCTGATAATTATTTAAATAACTAAAAAAAATAAATATTATGGTTACTTATAAAAATTACGATATTAATAATGCAATTCTTGCAATTACAGAAGACAAAAATAATCCAGAAATTTTAGATATATTAAATAGACAAGAGTTAAATGTTGGTGATGAAATAACAATAACTTTTGAATTTAAAGGTAAACCTTCTAGTAAATTACAATTTAATAGAACTATTAAAGAAATAAAAGAAGATAGTAAAGAAGTTGAAACCTCAGATAACGGTATTGTAACTCTAATAGCTAAAGATTTTTTATTATAACAAACAATCAAAAGCAGGATGAAAGATATATACAAAAATATACATCTTTATTTTGATGAAGGACCTCATAAATATACTGATAGTAATGGTAACGAATATATTTCTACTACTACTATAATAGGTAATTATGTTCCTAAATTTGATAAAAAATATTGGGCTCATAAAAAAGCTGTAGAACAAGGAGTTTCTGAAAAAGAAATTCTTAGACAATGGGACAAAATTAAAAATGAAGCTTGTGATAGAGGTAGCGATAAACATAATGATATAGAAAACGCAATTAAAAATGCAAGTAAGTTTAAAGAAGCTATCAAATATCTTGAAACAAGAGAAAGTGGAATGGTAGTAACAGTTGCTGACATTCCTAATTTAATACCAATTCCTTTAGATATTGAACAATTTAAAACTGCTACAGAACATAAATATAAAGAAATATATGATGTTTTTGATTACTATATAAATGCAGGTTACACAATATATTCAGAAATTGGTGTATTTGACCCTGAACTTTTAATAAGTGGCACTATAGATATTTTATGTATAAAAGAAGACCAATTTGTTATATTAGATTGGAAAACAAACAGAGATGGTCTTAAATTTGAAAGTGGTTATTATAAAAAAGATAAAACTACTATACCGAATCAATTAACTAATGAATGGGTTAGAAAATATGATAAAATGCTTCCACCGCTCAATCATCTTGATGAATGTAATGGGAGTCATTATACAATGCAACTTTCTATATATGCTCGTTTAGTTGAACGAATATTAGAAATTCCTTGTGTTGGTTTAGGTCTTTGTCATATTGCTAGCCCATTTGTTTTGAATAGTTATGGTCAACCACTTAGAGATTTCGATGGCTATCATGTTGACCCAAATGGTACAGATAAAATAACTTGGTACAAAATTAATTATCTTAGAAATGAAGCTGATGCTATATTTGTAGATAGAGTTAATTATTTAAAAAGTAAACAAGTACAAGTAACACAAACTAAATTATTTGACGAATGAAAGAAAGTTTAATTAATAAAATATATAAAGCAGACTTTCAAAAAATACTTGAAAAAAAAGGCTATGTTTATTTTAACACAGGTCAATATAATTTAAATATTATAGGTGTTAGAGCTGATAATAACAAAGTTGTTAACAAATATGATGATTATATTGTAGTAGAATATAAAAGTGCTAGAGGAGATGAACAGCTTATTTATAGTATTACTACAGAACCTGGAAAATACTATATGCAAACTAAACTTGGAAATAGTAAAGGTACTGCTATATTAGTTCCTGGACAATATCGTGGATGTTGGAAAATTGGTAAACATAACGGTAAATATAAAGCACTAGTACAATGTAAATCTGTTAAAGTTTATCGTGATGGTAATAAAGATGACATTTATGATTTAAATCCTGAAACTATAGATAACGGTTTATTTGGTATAAATATGCATAGAAGTGATAAAGATTTTACTAGAAGTACAATAGATATGTACTCAGCAGGTTGTCAAGTATTTAATAATCCTAGTAACTTTAACACTTTTATTAATGTTTGTGAAAAACAAAGAAAGCGTTATGGTAATAGTTTTACATATACTTTAATTAATGAAAAAGATTTGAAATGAAAATATTAGAAAAAGTACAAAGTAAATTAATTAATATCTTTATAGGATTTATATGTACTATTATAGGAATATGTATAATATTTACATTTGTAAATATTATAATGTATTTTACTAATACATCCCCTGTAGAGAAGAATAATGCTATTGATTCTTTGATTACAGTAAATGATAGTCTTAAATTAGAAGTTAAACATTTAGATAGTATTAAAAATGCAAAAATTATTGAAATTTATAATCTTAATAGTGATAGTACTAGGAGGTTATTCTTCGAGTTGGTGTCAAAATAAAACTACAATTCTTACTACAGGGGAGCAAGATACATTATGTATTCCTATAGAAACAGTAAAAATAATTAATGTAAAACTAACAGAGTTAGAATATGAAAAAGAGATTAATAGAAATTATGAAACTATCATTAAGAATGATAGTTGCACTATTGCTATTCTTACCGATGACATTAATACTATTTCTAGCGAGTGCAATGATAAAACGCATAGATTAATAGTACAAAGAAATATTGTCGGTGGTATTGGTATAATTGGAATTATATTAGCTATAATATTTTAATGATAGACGATAAATATATAAAAGAATATCCTTTTCTTCGATATATTAATGAAGATAAGAGTCGTTATAAACACGCAAAAGATGCAGGTTATGATGACCCTGATGATTTATTTCTTATTGGAAATAGTGGTGGTTTTTTACTTAATATACAGCCTGGTGATAAATTTGTAGATACATATTTATTTACAGAAATGGCTGATTTTTATCGTCAAAATAAACAATATACTTTTTATAAAGAAGATAGTATTCCTCATAGACAATTAAGAAAAAGAGAAGAATATCGACGTAGACATGGTTTAGTAGCTCCTTGTTTAATGAGAAATGGTAAACTTTGTAATGTTAGAATTACAGGCGGACATTATAATTTTCTTAATTATACAATGATTGAGCAATTAGATGAAACAAGTACAAAATCTAAAGGTAAAAAAAGTACTGGTGCTAAAAAATATGATTTTAGTAAATTTATAGATGCTCAATTTTGGACTTGGCATATAATGGATTTTTGTATAAGAAATGGTTTTCATCTTATAATAGATAAAACTCGTCGTGGAGGATTTTCTTATATAATGGCTTCTGATAGTGCTAATGAATTAAATCTAAATCCTAGAAAGGTAGCAATACATGTTGCAGCTAATAAAGATTATTTAACTGATGCAGGAGGTTTAACAGATTTTACTTTAAATAATCTTAAATTTTATGAAACTAAAACTTTCTTTAGACGTGGTATATTAACTACAAATAAAGAAAACTTTACATTAGGTTTTAAACTTCCAAATGGTATTACATCCCCTAAATCTTGGAATAGTTCCCTATTTAGTGTATCTGCATTAAATAATCCTAACTGTGCTATTGGTAAAGATGCAGTTAAAGTTAAAGTTGAGGAGTTATCTACTATGGATAACTTTGATGAATTTATGACTGTAACTGAACCTGCTATGAAAACTGGTAGTTATATAACTGGTAATCTTGTAGCTTGGGGAACTGCTACTAGTGGTAATACTCAAGTATTTGAACGTAACTTTTATAATCCTATAGGTTTTGGTTTTATGCCATTTGAGAACGTATGGAATAATGATAGTAGAGAAGAAGTATGTGGTTACTTCAAACCTTATTGTTGGGGATTACAAGGTGAGATAAATGGTCAGTTTGCTATGGATAAAGATGGTAATTCTAATATAGAATTAGGATTACAAATAGCAGAAGTTGAAAGACAAGAGAAAAAAGAAACAGCTAAAACATATGCTGATTATATAAATTATTTAGGTCAATATGCAAACAAACCTTCTGAATCATTTAGTTCTATAACTGAAAATTTATTTAGTAGTGAACAATTAACTATATGGGAAGAAACATTAAAAACTGATAGCAGTTATAAAATTTATACAGATGGTTGGCTATTTGAAAAAGGAAATACTGTAGAATTTAGAAGTAATGCTAGAATTGAAGCTGAGGGAGGTAAACATAACGTAGACTTTTGGAGTTATATAGAAGGTGTTCCAATTAGAAGTAGTGAACATCATCACGGATGTATTCGTATATGGTTTTTTCCACAAAAGTTTTTACATACTACAAGGCAAGGTATTAATACACTAGGAATACCGGAAGGTATGTATAGTATAAGTTATGACCCTGTAGGTGTTAATAAAGAGCAAAAACTTATTACTAATAAGAATTCTCACAATAGTATTAAAGTTTGGATGAACCCTTGTAGTTATAATGGTTTTAAAACTATGTGTGTAGCATCTTATTATGGTAGACCTAATAAGTTGGAAGAAGCTGATAGAATATGTTATCTTTTGGCTAAATTATATAATTGTGTCGGTACTGTTGGTGTTGAGGTTAACCGAGGTGAAACAGTTAGTAATTTTAGTAAATGGAAAGCATTAAAATATTTAATGAAAGACCCAGTAGAACTTTGGGATAAATCTTTAAAAGGTCATATAGCTGCTGATTATGGTATTAATATGGGTGGTGGAGATGGACAAGGTTCAACTAAAAAATTAGAAGGTCTTCGACTTCTTAAAGAAATGTTATATTCTGAAGTAGGTAAAAACGAATTAGGTCAACCTAAATATGTTTTTCAAACAATATTTGATTATCCTACTATATTAGAACTTAAAAAATGGAATAATGTAGGAAACTTTGATAGAGTTTCTGAAATGATTGTAAGAGCTTTGCAATGGAAGCTTACAGATATAGAAGCTGCAAAAGAACTTTCTAATAAAAAGAAAATAATTGATGATAAAAATAATATATTAAGAAGAGATTGGTTTTAATTAAAATATTGTAATTATGATTAAAATAAGAAATGCTGTAAATTTTCCTAAACAGAAAGTTTCTAGAGCTGAAAAAAATAAACCTGAATGGTATGCAAATTGTATAGATTATATTATACAAGAAGGATTATCTTTAAATGATAGAGATGATACAGAAGCTATGTTGGATGTTCTACATGGTAATATTCCAAATAGTTATTATAAGAAAACTTTGAATCCTTATAATAGTGATAAGGAAAAATATAAAAGATTTCCTGCTACTATGCGAAATTTAGATATAATGTCTGATATTGTTAGACGTTATGTATCTGAATACTTTAAAGGAATTCATGAATTTATTACAAGTGCTAGTAATCCAAGTATAGCTTTAAAAAAAGAAGCTAAATTACAACAAGAAGTTTTTAAATTAGCAGAACAAGCTTTTCAAACAGAAGTTCAGAATATTATGGCACAAATGCAACAGCAAGCTCAAGAACAAGGTCAGCCTTTAGATGAGAGTGCTATGCAACAAGCTATACCTGATATTGAAGAATTTGTTAAAAATTTTCAAGAAAAATATATAAGTGACGAAACTATTCAAGCACAGGAAATGCTTGGATATATTAGAAGTATAACACAAGATGTTATATTATATCTTTCAGCCTATATGAATTTCTGTTCTTTAGGTGAATGTTATACTTATACTGAAGTTATTAACGGACAATTTAGAAAAGAAAATGTTCCTGTTAATGAAGCATATCCTATTCCAACTAATGAATTTTTTGTTGAAGACCATGATATGTTTGCTAGAAAAATGTTATGGTCTTATGACCAAATTGTTAGTAAATTTAAATATTGTTTAAGTAAGGAAGATTTAAAATTTCTAGATGAATATTATTATCAACAAACTCCTTCAGGTACTAAAACAGAGTTACTATATAAGAAATATTTTGAATATTCTCCAGAGTTATGTTCTAGATTTACTGATGAAGAAAGAAAACTATTTAAAGACCAACCTGTAGCTATACATGCTGAAAATAATAATTTATTTGAAGTTTGGCATGTTGTTTGGAAAGGTGTTTCTAAAAAAGGTATATTAACTAGAATAAATCAAGAAGGTTTTTCTGAAACACTTATAGTAGAAGATGATTATGAATTAAATCTTGAATTTGGTGATATTGACATTCAATATGAGTATGATACACAAATTTATGAAGGATATAGAATAGGAACAAGATATACAGGAATATATCCTATAAAAGCTAGACCTTTACCTTATAACAGAGATAATAAATTACCTTATAATGGTATTATGGAGATACTTCCACTTATGGGTAAATTTAGTATTATACGATTAGTTACTCCATTTCAAATTATGAGGAATATTATTTCTTATCATAGAGAATTAGTTATAGCTAAAAATAAAATGCTTATTCTTTTATTACCAGAATCTTTAATTAATGAAGACCCTGAAGATAAAATTTATAAGATGGCTGCTGATGGTGTTCTTTTATTAGATGATAGTGAAGATACATCAGGTCAGAAAGCTCAAGCTATAAGATTATTAAATGCTAATTTAGGAAATTATATTAGTGAACTTACTAATCTTATGGAATCTATAAAACAAGAAGCTTGGGGTTTAGTAGATATGAATATGCAAAGATATGGTGATATAGCACAATCTGCAGGAGTTGGTGTAACACAAGAAGCTATAGCAAGAAGCTCTATGGGTTCTGTTATTATAGTAACTGTTTTTGATGAAATGCGTAGAAGAGATTATCAAAGAGATTTAGATTATGCTAAATTTGCTTATATAGATGGATTAGAAGATACTTATGTAGATGATAAAAATAAAACAAGAACGTTAAGTTTAGATGTAAATAGCTATGTAAATAGTGCTTATAGTGTGTATTGCAAGAATGACCAAAAAGAATTAGATAAAATGCAACAATTAAAACAATGGGCATTTAGTGCAGCACAAAATGGTGATATTGAAATTGCTAAAGAAGCTATTGTCGGAGATAATATAACTCAAATAAGTGCAGCTATTGATAAGTTTGGTGAAATAAAGCGTAAACATGAAGAAGATATGAAAGCTGCTGAACAACAATTAGAGCAAGCTAAACTTCAGAATAAACTTGCAGAAATACAAGCAAAAGGTGAAGAAGATAGAAAAACAGAGGAACTAAAGTATTATTATGAAATGCAATTGAAGAGTATGGATGTTGATATGCAGTCTCTTGTTCCAAACAATAATGCAGAGTTACAAGAGAAAAATAGAATACAAGAACGAGCATATAATACAAAAGCTGACATAGATAGAGAAAAATTGGAATTAGAAAAACAAAAAGCACAATTAGAAATGTATAATAAAGCTGCTGATAGAGAAATAAAACGAGAAGATATGGCTAATAAATTAACGATAGCTAGAACAAATAAAAATAAATATGATGAAAAATAACATTTATAATCTTTAATACGTTCCCAAGTCCTATATTATTATAGGACTTTTATTTTGTCATCATTGCAGTATTATAAATTATACTTTTTGACTGTTGAATAAATTACTTTTTATATATTATGTTATATTAAAAATAATGTATATTTTTGCTAACAAATAAATCACACATAGTATAATAAATAAAAATAATAAAAGTATGGCAATAACTGATATTGATTTAGGTAACACAAATACACCGGTAAATAACGGTGGTGTTAATGTAGCAGATAATGCTGAAGAAATAAACAATGCTCTTCAAAATGAAGAACAAAACAAAGAGCAAAATGAAGAGCAAAATAAAGAACAAAACTCTGATGAGGATTATGATTATATAGAATATGAAGGAGTTAGGTATCATCACGATGACGATGGTAATTTAGTTGATGATGATGGCAAAATCTTTAAAACTTTTGACGAGCTAGAAGAATGGTCTAAACAACAAGAAGAAGTAGAAGAAGATGAAGATGAACTAAGTATAAACAATATACAAAAAGCATTTGGTATTGAACTTGTTGATGAAAATGACCAACCTTTACAATTTGAGAACTCTCCTAAAGGGGTTGCAGAATATATAAATGAAGTTATAAATCAGCAAACAAGTAATATACAAGAAGCTACTATAAATCAATTATATAATGATATTCCTTATCTTAAAGATTTTATAAATTATGTAAAAGTTAATGGTACTCATGTTGGATTTGGTCAAATGCCAGATAGACGTGGTATTACATTAAATAAAGACGATGAACAACAATTAGTTGCAGTGTTAAAAGTTGCTGCTAAAGAATTTAACAATCCTACTATAAATGATACTTATATAGAATTTTTACGTCAAAATGGTAGTTTATATGATGAAGCTAAAGCTCAATTAGATGCTTTAGCAAATAAAGATAAACAAGATAGAGAACTATTAGAACAACAAGCTATTCAAAAAGAACAAGAAAGGCAACAAGCTTTAGACGAATATTATAACTTGTTACATACTACTATACAAAATAAGAAACTAGGAGAGTACACATTACCAGATAATGTTATAAGAAATATAAATGGTAAAAAATATAATGCAAATCTTCAAGACTTCTTTGATTATATAGCAAAACCACGTAATATAGATGGTCAGAGTTTAACAGATTATCAAAGAGATATAGCTGGTAAAACTCAATCTGAAAGAATGAATAAACAATTATTAGACGCATGGCTTACTTTCACGGGAGGTAGTTATAAAGATTTAGTTAATATGGCAATTAATGAAGAAAATGTAAGAGTATTAAAACTTAGAGCCAAAAAAGCTAGTGAGAATCAAACTACTACATTAAGGTTAAAACCGAAAGATAAAGCGAACCTGAATGATATAATTTTATAATCAAAATTAAGTATTAACTAAATATTTTAAAAAGTATGTACAAACTTAGAGAAGTGTCTCGTGGACAGTATGATGACCGTGGCTATTCCAATGAAGAAACTATCGCTCATCTTGCATTATCAAGACCGGGAGAAATTAACAACATTCTTACTTATACTTATGGTATGGATGATGATAGATTTCCTCTAACATTCCTTACTGAAGGACAAGGTAGTGTAGGTGTAGTTGATTTAAAAACTAATACTTGGACTTGGCCTGTAATGGGTCGTCGTAAATTTAATGATTATGTAGTTTATTTCAATACTTCAAATACTACTCCTGGTAAAGGTGGAGCTATGTTTGATGTTGAATTTGCTACTAAATGGCTTATTGAACAATATGGTTTAATTGCACCCGATGGTGTAACTCAAGTTCGTATTATGAAAGAACTTGGTGAAGGTACACATGGTGGTTATCTGTATCGTTTAAAACTTACTACTCCTAATCCTAATACTTATGTAAACGTAAGTCAAAACTTAGCAGTTGGTAAGTATTGGAGTATGACTGCTCCTACTGTTAGTGAAAGTTATTCTAAAGGTAACCGTAGTAATGTTATGGGACCTGGTAAAATGACATCTCAACTTGAATATCATAGGTATTCTAAAGAGATTGCAGGTAACATTTCTAATACCATTGTTACTTATGAATTTAAAACAAGTGGTGGTGGTACTACTAATCTTTGGATTAACGAAGAAATGCGTCAACATGACATTACTATTCGTGTAATGGATGAAGAGCGTTTATGGATTTCTGAATATAACCGTAATGAAAATGGTGAGATTACATTATTAGATGCTGATAATGGTCAACCTATTCCTCATACAGCAGGTATGATGGAAATTTGTCGTGAATCTAACTATGATACTTATGGTGAAGTTCTGACTCTTAACAAACTTGAACGTACAATTGGTGATGTGTTAGATAAAGACACTGATACTGGTAGTATGGAAGTTGTTCTTATGGCAGGTAAAGGCTTTATGCAAGACTTTGATAATGCTATTCGTAACGATGCTAAATCTGAAGGTTTTGTTACTCCTTTAGGAGATAAGATGATTGAAAGTGATGGTGAAGGTTTATCGTATGGTAAATATTTCCGTAAATATAAAACTATCGATGGTCATGTAATCACTGTTAAACATCTTCCTATTCTTGATAAAGGAACTCTTGCTGACAACGACCGTTCTAATGGTAACATTCATCCTCGTACAGGTTTACCGATGAGTTCTCACCAAGCATTCTTGTTAGACCTTAGTACATATCAAGGTGTACGTAACGTTCGTAAAGTTCGTCAAAAAGGTCAGATTTATAATGCAGGTGTTCTTAAAGGCTTAACTCCTATTCCTCCGTCGTGGGGTGGTGTTCCTAATAACGCTATATCTACTGAAATAGATATGAGTCGTTATGAAATTAAGAACTCTTATGGTCTGCAAGTGAACTGTGCAACAAAAATGTTCCAATTAAAATGCGTATTATAAACCAATAAAAATAAGATAAACTATGGCACTTAATAATCCTACAATTCAAGGAGGTGTTAGTGAAAGTTCAAAAAAAGATTTTGCTAACGACAATGATATGCAACAATATCGTGATGAACGATATGTTACAATTAGTTTAGTTTCTAACTATTCTAATTATCGTAAAGTTAATATGAAAGTAATGGGACAAAAAACAGAAATTATAGGTTCTTCTTTAAAATCTTGTCGTATTCTTTCATCTAATGCTGGAGAAGTAGCTGCATATTTTCCGTCATTAATTGGTGTATCTGAAACTAATCCTGAATTTCTAAATAAAGTAAAAGCTTACCTTAGCAACATTCAATTTGCTGTAAATAACAAAGATGTTCAGCTTAATACTTCTTTTATTTATAATCACAAAAAAGATTATAACATGATTAAAAAAGAAGAAGATAAAATAAATGCTGAATATGATAAAGTAGATAGAGCTAACATTATAGCTCTTGAAGAAGCATTAAAAAAGAAAATTGATGCTATCAATAGACTTGAAAGCAGTAAATATCAATATGGAAGACCTGAGAATGTTGAACAATATTTAATGTATCGTCATTGTCTTCTTTATAGTGAAGTTGCTAAGGATACAGCTTTTATCAATAGTAACGCTAGAATACGTTTCTATATTAAAGATGAAACTAAGGAAGCTGAACTGCAAAAACGTCTTATTAAAGAACGTTCTATTGCTATGCAAAACTTTGTTGAATTAAATGGTACTACTGAAAAATTCAACGCAGTATTTATTGCTATTATTAATTCAAAGAATGAAAACTTAGCTGAAGCATTGATGAAAGATAGTATTAGTAAAACTAATATTGTTATGAATTTTGTTAATGAAAATCCGGATAAGTTTAATAAATTTGTTAGTGATAAAAATATAATACTTAAAGGATTTATTGAAACTTTAATTCTGAATGGTGAATTAGTACGTAGTGATTTCAATCAACAAATACTGCTAGCTGATGGTTCGTTTATTGGTGCTAATATAAATGAAGCTGTTGCTTGGTTTGAAAATCCTGCAAATAAACAAGTTCGTGAGACATTAAAAAATAAGTTAGAACTCTTAAAATAATCACAATTATAAATTAATATAGTAATGGATATAGAGGCAATGCACAAACTCTTTAGAGAGTTAGGACAGCAAATGGGATTGCAAAATGTTCGGGCTATTATACCTGAAGAAATTGATATTCTATTGAATACCTCTATATCCGACTATGTTAATAATATAATACAAAGTAATGTAAATAACGTAACAGATAAAGTAACTGGAGATAATGCAAAAGTTTCTCAAATAAATGCATTACACACTTTATATAAAAGAGCTGATTTAAATCTTTGTAGAGATAATACATTTACAGAATTGTATTTAGAGTTGTTAGAATCTGATAAACATTTAGGTATTATGAGCAAATGTATTGCTGATTTACCTAATTATTTATTTATAATTGATTTTGCAATTAATTATATTAATTCTGATACTGGGTTTGTTCCATCTTATGAAGAAGAAGGCTATTACTTGTTAGATTTAGATAGTAAAGAAGGCTTATTAAATAGAAGCTATTTCTATTCTCATAAATTAAAAGATGGTGAAATTTATGATACATCTGAAGTAACAGGTATAACACAACCTTTAACATTTGATGAAGCCAATGAAAGATTATATGATGCTGATACAGATATGTATTTACGAGTTGCTGATAATAATTGGCTTTTAACAACACCTAGTATATATAATGAAAATCCTGTAAAGTATTTGAAAAACACTATTAGAGAAGTTTGTAGTGTATCTGGAGAACATACAAGATGGTTTCCTGTTAGACTTATTAATGACGCTAATGTAGCAAACACATTAAATGACAGTTGTTTAAAACCTAAATTAACTACTCCTATTATAACTATATCTAATAATGATAACTTTGTTAATCTATATATAGATAAGTTTAGACAAGTAGGAGTGTCAAATGCATTTACTCTTAAAGGGGAGCTTATACCATACAAACTTCGTATGCAATATATAGCTAAACCTGCTACTGTTCATTTTAGTAGTACTCCTGCTAAATGTATTGATTGTGATTTACCTGAGTTTACTCATGTGACTATAGTTAAAAATGCTGTTGATTTATTCATAAAAGCAATAAATAAAGAAAAATTTAAAGATAATACAATAAATCCTTATAGTAACCAATAAAAAATAAATTTATATGAAACAAATTTTAATAGCAAAAAGTAGCGTAACTGCTCTTAATAAAACAGCTAGTGGTTATTTATCTGATGCTTATGATTTAAGTCCATTAGTTGCAGGGGGGTTATCTTTTTTTAATTTAGTAGATAATTCTATTATAGATGGTGTTGATGCTCCACGTGCTAAAAGTAATTTTGGTATTGCTTTAGGACGTAGTAATGGTCAATTACCTTTTATTATACCTGAAGTTGATTTAAAAACTTTAAGTATTGTAAAGACTCTTCCTAAAAAAGGAACTCATTTTAGTGTAGCTATTACATTAGGAAGTACTACGGCTGGTAAACAATATACTTTCCAATTCTTCAAAAAAGGTGTTGTTCCTCATGAACGTAATACTTGGACAGTAGATATTATAGCTAAAACTACTAATGCTTCTGCTTCTTCTTATCCTGAAGCTGCTGCTTTAGAGACAGCTATAAAATCTAAAGTAAGTAATGATTTTAATTTTACTGTTTCTAATACTAGTGGTGTTGTTACAGTTACTTCAGCTGATTGGACTGATTGGGTTGTTAAACCTAACGATGATGCAACTGCTAGTATGATTAGTGCAACACAAATGGCACCGGAAATTGGTAATAAAGCATATGTTGAAGAACTTGCTTCTAAATGTGCTGCAGGTAAAGGTTTTGAAGATAACTTTGCTTTTGGTCCTAAAGTAAATCCTGGCTACCCTGAACCTGTAGAAGAATTTAGTATGAATACTAGTGGAACTGGTTCTACAAGTACTACAGGTTATGTAATTTACACATTACGTTTCAAAGTTGGTCGTGACAGTTCTAAAACTCGAGATGAACGTGTATGGCAGTTAGTTCACATTTGTGTTCCTTATAACGCTGACCTTATTGAAGCAATTGATGTTATTTTACCAGAAGGTATTTATGAAGATGGTGCTAGTATTCAAGACTTAAAAGAACGAGTAACTGCATTAGAAGACGCATAAAACAAAAATAACAAAGTCTCTAGTACCTCTTAATTGAGGTACTAGAGTTATTTTATATCTAAAGATGGATGAATTACAACAAATAACAGAAATAATAAACGAAAGCGTAAAAGATTCTTCTTATGTAACAGCAATAATATCTAGTTGTGTTTTTATAATCTATACTATAATAATAAGACTTGTAGATTTTTTTAAAAACAAAGATAGAAATAAGCCCATTTTAGAAATGGCAAAAGCATTGAAAGAAATGGGTGATAATATTATAAATCTAAATAGTATTTTAACTAAAACATTAGAAAATGCTGAAAATAAAGAACTAAAGCAATGTGAACATGCTATCAATCTAAGCTTTAAAGCATTTGCTTTTAAATTATCTCAATCTTGTGCTACAATAATAACTTATAACAATATAGAAGAAAATAGAGAGTTAATTGAGCAAAATGTTAGAAAATTAGTAAATAATGAATATTATAAACTCTACGCTATATTATCAGTTTATCAAATAGGAAATGTAGTTGTTGCTAGTAAATTAAAAGAAGATTGGGTTAAAGAAATATCTGATACATTGATACAAATTATATACGATGGTCAAAATTCAATAAATAGAATAAATCATATAACAGATAAGTTAAACATATTTGCAAACGAATATTCTATTTATATTATAAACAAAACATTAACTAAATAGTATGGCTTATCCGACTGCTTTAATAGATATTTACAAGCTAGATATAGAAGCTAAACAACTTGTATTTTTTAGTAAATCTACTGAATTACCAAAAGCTGGTTATTTAGTAGATTCTACTTTTGATTTCAATCTTACTTTTGGAAATATGCTTTACGAATGTGTATCAAATATAAATTCTTTTGATACTGATAAACAAAATATATTAGAATTACTAATCTCTAAATACAGAATGTTATGACAGGATTTATGTCTTTAGGAAGAATAGATGTTGATATACGTGTATCAGATGAACTTATTGCATTGAAACAAGCTATTCTAAATGTATTTATAAAACATGGTGAAAAAACAATAACTCAAATTAACATAAATTGCAAAGATACTATCAACAATGGCATTATTTGTATGACAATGTTTGATAGTGTAATTGCAAATATGTTATTAGGAAAAAGAAAAACAGCTGCTCTTATGTTCAATTATATTGTAGAAACATTAAAACATGAGTATAATGCTGTAACTGATTCAGAAGACGAACATATTCTTTATTGGTATGATGCAGATAACATACAACTAATAGACATAAGTGATTTAGAAGATGAACACGTTCTTTATTGGTATGATGTAACAGACCAATATACAAATAATGATTAAAAATATGTAGATATGCAAGGTATACGAATTATAAATTTATCGCGTAAAGGTGGTACTGAACGTTTCAAAATTCATGGTAACGATGTTGTGAAAGATGCACAAGGTAATCCTTGGTGTCAAAAAGATGCTGAAAAAAATAAAATTGAAAAAATAACTTTAAATGGAGTTGAAGTTACACCTGATTCAACAAGAACTGTAGCTATAGTTACAACAGGAGGAGGAGGTGATAGATATAGTTTAATTAAAGAAGAAGATGCTGAGGAAGGATATTTTGCTACATACAAGCTTACAAAAAATGGAGCACAAGAGGGTGTATCAATAAATATACCTAAAAACTATGTACTTAGAGAAATAAATAAATATATTTATGGTCAAGAACCTAGTGGAGTTACACCACCTCAAGGCTATGATTTAGAAGAAGGCGATGTTTACTTTGACTTTGTAGTAAACACAATAGATGATACAGAAAATGCATCACATCTGTATTTACCTGCAAGAGATTTATCAATCGCTTATAATGCAGGTGTAGGTATCACTATAGACCAAAATAATGAAATATCTGTAAACTTAGGTAAGGGTTTAGGATTTGATGAAAATGATAATACTATATATGTAAAAATAGACGAATCTGAAGATATAGTTTATTTAGAATTAGGCGAAAATGGTTTAAAAATGAGTAGTGCTTTTGAAACACTATTAGATAATTTAGTATATTTTACAGACCGTGATTTTAATAATTAATACAATATGAGATACAAAAGATTAAAAGAAAGAAATATTGACGATATTATAATTCCTGAAGCCCCTAAACCTATAATTTCAATAAAAGGTAGTGAAGGAAATATAGAATTAGAAGCTGGTGTTATTTATATAGCAGATGAATTAACGAGTGTTTCTTTAAGTTTAATAGATTATGATTTATCAGATTTTGGAGCTGAATATCATTTATTTTTTTATAGTGGAGATACTCCAACTACAATAGAATATCCTGAAAATATTAAATTTTCTGAAGGAATGCAACCTAATATAGAAAGTAATAAAACTTATGAATTTTATATTATAAACAACTGTTTAAAATACGAATGGTATGAATAAGAAGACTGCTAATGCAACAAGGTTAGAATAGGAATAATAAAATATAGAAGAAAATGAGTAGTATATATACAACAATTCCATCATATTATGTAATAGTATATCATAAACTATTGCACGCCCTTAGTGAGTATGGAGTAGAATTACTTAAAGATTGTAATGCAGCTTGTTGTAAAAAGAATATAAATATTACAAAAGCTAAAACACTATTTGATATAGCTGTTAGAAATTTTGATTTAACAGACCAAGATAAATTAGATTATAGTTATTCCTTAATAGAAGAAGTTATTAAAATATTAAATGAACTTTATCCTAATTGGACTAGTCATATGACATTTTATGTTGATACTGACAATACTATTAAAGGATATTTTACTGATGATGATTTAGTTGGTAAACCTACAGCAAACAACGGTGCTATATTTGAATTATCTGAAGAAGATTATCAAAAATGGGTAGATTTACAAAATATTCGAGTAACAGTACAACGTGCTGCTAAAAATCCTTATGACGATATAATTTTAGAATTAGAAGAAGGACATCCTGAAATAACAGAAATTGAAATTCATTACACAGATGGTGAAATACAAACAAAACACTATACATTAGACCAATTAGATAGTGAATTATTTAGTGATAAACTTATTATACATACTACTAGTGAAACTGTAGGAAATTTGCATGGAAGTGTTGATTATTATATAATAAAATACAAAAACAATTTAACATCTAATACTTTTAATCCTGTAAATTATAAGGCTCCTTATATAGTTTTAGCTAATCATTTGTATGTAGAAGTTATGTCAGAAGCAGGAGCATTATATGCTAATACAGAAATAAAAACATATTATAAAGAATATGATTTATCAAATCCTATTTATTTAGATGTTTTCTTTGAAAATTATGAGTTATACGATGCTCAAGAATTTATAAATATACAAGCTAGTGGTGAGCTTTTAACTATACAAATAAATTCAGCAATATGTAATAATATAAAATATATGACTATAACTGATGATATTGATTCAGGTTTATTTTCTAATGAATTTAATCCAATAGGATTTAAACTTACTCCTCAAGACATAGAAGACATAAATCATGTAGAAGTTATACAATATTGTGATGAACCACCATCTACATTTGAAATACAATTATTTGATGATTATAGAGGATATGCTGTTGAAAAAATAATTTGTGTTACAGAAAACGGAAATATAAAAATATTTCCTAATGATGCTATTTATGAATTGATTAATAATAAAATAATAATAACTGTTACAGATGCATCTTTGATAACTGATGTATTATATTATAAAGTAATATTTATAGATGGTACAGAATCTAATGAATTTTATCCTATAAACAATTAAAAATATAATATTATGGAAGTATTAGAACAAATAATTCAAACAACAATGAATAGCTTTGATTTTAGCTATTGTTTAGTAGTAAATCTTGCTACTTATTTTATCATCAAATTAATAGATGAACTTAATAAAGAAAAAGAAGTAAATACGTGGATTAAACGTCTAGTATTATTAGCAGTCATCATTGTTACGGGCGTTGTATATTATTTCACTGGTAATGATGTTCGTCTTGTTATAAATAGTGCTATATTAGCTCCTGTTAGTTGGAGTTGGATATTTAAACCTATTTGTAAAAAATTTAAATTAGATTATAAACAAATAGATAAAGAATTAGATAAAGAAGAAGACTAATTTTATTTAAAAAGTAGAAATTCAATTTACAAGCCGTTTGTTCAAAAGCAATACAATTTATCAATCTTAATATAAAAATTCAATAGCGTTTGAATTTGACGGCTCTACGTTCAAATTATAAACTAAAATAAATCAATTATGGGCAAAACGAAATCAAATTCAAATAATAAAGGTAGTAATAGTGGAAGACCTCAACCTATGGCTCCAAAAGCAGGTTATACATCAATTAGAAGTAGATATGGCTGTGGAGGAAAGATTAAAAAGTAAATTGTTATATAAGCTAGAATTACAATTGTTAAAGATATTACCTTGTTCCATAGCTATCTGTTATCTTTTAAATGTGATTCTAGCTTATTTTAATTATAATGCTGAATTTCTTTCTTTTATTGGTGGACTTTCTATAATTCCTTTTATATTTATTTACATATCTTCTTTTGTATTTAAATTTTGTATTTATCATAGATTATTTCTATATTATGTATTAGTATCTGATTTAATTAATTATTATGATAGATATTTTGGAATACCAATAACTAATAGAAGTTTATTTGCATTAAATTTAATTATAGCCGGAATATTCTTATTCTTAATATTATATACAAAATTTAAAGTATGCAAAAGATAGTAATAAAACAAATTGTTAATTATCTTAGAGAAATTGCAGATAAATTAGAATCTGGTACTTGTGATTTAACAGAAGATGAAGCAATGCATATAATGTCGGTCGTTGCTCATAAAAGATTAAGTAAAGAACAAGCTTGTATATTTCTTAATATGAGTCATAGTAAATTTGATTTACTTGTTAGACAAGGTGATTTACCTAAAGGAAGAAAAGTTGCAGGATTTAAAGAACTAGTTTGGTATCAAGATGAACTTATGAAAGCTGTAACATAATGTCGATATTGGTTTTTAGTTGTTATTATTATGTTCCCTAACTCGCTATGAGTTAGGGATTTTTATTTATTTTTGTTAATGTTAGGCTACTTTTGTATAAGTTGATACTTTTGCAATACGTTTTTCAGTTGCAACTAAACGTAGTAATAAACAAAGTATTAATTTAAAAAAGTAAACAAAATGAGTGAAAACGGAGTATTTGTATTTCCTGACGCTGCTAAAGCAGCTACTTCTTCTATTGACCCTAACCTTCTGTTAGCTTTTAACAATGGTGGTGGTTTTGGTAATAACAACTGGATATGGGTGTTATTCTTATGGATGATGTGGGGTGCTAATGGCAATGGTTTTGGAAATAACAATGGAACACAGTTCCTTTCTAATCAAATGAACAACAATGCAGGTCGTGATTTGTTATTACAAGCTATTAATGGTAGGGCTGATGCTTTATCTCAGTTAGCTCAGATAACTAATAGCAATGTAGATACTGTAAGAAATGTTCTTGGTACAATTCAATCTTCTGTACAAAGTGTAAGTGCACAAGTTGGTATGTCCGGTCTTGAAACTATAAATGCTATTCAAGCTGGTAATGCTACATTAGGTCGTCAATTATGTGAATGTTGTTGTGAAAATCGTTTAGCAATATGTCAGCAGACTAATGTTTTACAATCTGCTTTAGCATCACATGACGCTAGTGTTCGTTTACAACTTGCACAAAATGAAGCAGCTGACCAATTAAGTGTTTGTCAGCAAACTAATACTTTAAGTACTCAGAACGAACGTAATACTAATGTTATTTTGAATGCTATTGCTAATCAAAATACTATGATTACTAAAGAGTTCTGTGACCTTAAAGAACGTGAACTGCAAAATAAAATTAACACACAAGGAGAAATTATAACTCAGTTACGTGGTCAAATTAGTAACGATGCTCAAACTTTAGCATTTAATAAAGCTATCGCAGCTCTTGATGACAAAATAGATGCTATCGCTGCTAAACAACCCAATACTGTTCCTGTTACATATCCTAACTTAGTTGCAGCTAATGCTACTCCTTATGTTGGTGGATATGGTTATGGTTTTGCAGGTAATAACGGTTTTGGTGGTAGTATTATACTTTAAATGGATTTGGAGGTAAAAGTATGAATTGTTGTAATCAAATTATAGCAACTAATGCAGGTGGTATTCCATATATAGTATCAACCAATACTACTGTTGGAACTGAAACTATTGATATAGCTCTTGGTTTTCGTAGAATTCAACCTGTTGGATATTTAACTATTGTTATAAGTGATGTTATTCCAGCAGATGCTACAACAACTCTTCCTGTTAATTTAACAATGAATGGTACAACAAGAGCTTTAACATTAGCTGATGGTACTCCAGTTACAGCTGCTGAACTATTAAACGTTAGTGTTATAACAGTGTTTAATGACAGAACCAGAGGACTTCTTACTTTGATGTCCCGAACAGTTGTTTAATCAATAATTAATTAAAATAATAAAGTTATGTTTTCAAATTTATCGCAAGGCAATATTCTTTATGGTCTTGATACAAGAGGAGATTTTAAGATATTTGCTGCACCTATAACAAAGGCTACAGCACCTTATCCAAGTTATATAAATAATAACGGAGTACAAATTCCATCTATGGTTATAGATATTTCTACTATAGTTGATGGAGAAACTAGAGAGTTTAAACAAGTTCCTAGTAATATTTCTATTGCAGATTTTGGTTCTATTGGATTTGTTTTAGCTGATAGTAAAGAATCTTTAAAAGTTCATGTTGATTCTATTACAAATACAAAGAAACAACTAATAAGTAACATAGAAGTAGAGAAGAAACTTTATGAACAATATTCTAAGATTTCTGAAGAACTTAATGGTGGAGAAGTAACTAAGCAAGACAATGAAGAAATAAAAGCTCTTCGTGCGGAACTTTCAGAATATAAGGAGATGATGAAAGAGTTTATTGCCTTGCATAAATCTGAAAAATAAATAAAGAAAGGAGTTATTATGTTTATAGTTAGATTTCGTAAAGAAGAAGACGCAAAACATCTTCTTAAAAAAGTTAAGAAAATGCGAGAAGAAATTGAAGATGTTGAAGATATGTTAAAAGAATGTGTTGAAGATGCTGTCAATTATCGTGATGATATGGAGTATGATGATGACGATAGACGTATGCGTAGAAATGAACGTATGAGCGAACCTCGTTATCGCAGAGGAAGTATGTAAAATAGTATTAACTAGGGGATGATTAATTTCATCCCCTTTAAAAGAAGAAGAAGAAGAAGTATGCATAGACAAGACAACTTTACAGCTTATGAAGTTATGCCTGAAGCATTAGCTATTTATCTATCTCATAATGGTGCACATTTTAATAGTAAATGTTGTAAGTTTGCAATTAGTAAAATGTATAAGACTAATGAACAAGGTGATAAAGAGAACATCACAATTCTTTCTACGGGGGAGGTTGAGTCCATACTTAAACGTCATAATATTGAAGTAAGGTATGCCCAACTTGATGATATTACTTATGTAGCAAATATGTGTATGTTTGATTATTATAAAAGCAGTGTTCCTGATGAAAAACATTTAGCTAAATATATTAAAGATACATTAGATGACCCTGATGGTTGTGATGGTCTTGTATTTAATCGTTGGATAGCTGATATGAAGTGGATGGGTATAGCAATTCCTTGGGAAAAGTTTTTATGATTAAAGATGTATTAAATGTGAATAATAAATGGAGAGTTATAATTTATTTTAACATAGATTATAACTCTCTTTCTTATTTAAGTATAGAACTTAAAAAATATAATGTAGTTAATAACTATATAAAAAATATTATTTTAAGATTTAAAAATAAACATATAAAAGCAGTTACTATAAGTAATATTGAAGAAAAATATAGCATAGTATGTTTTAGAAGACATAAAAGTGAAGTAGATATGTTAAATAGTATAATACATGAATCAGAACATATAAAAGATAGTATAGTTAAATATTACAATGTTGAAAATGACGATGAAAGTAACGCTTATACTATCGGTTTTGTGTCAAGTCAAATTATTAAAAAATATTTAACATATTCATAATTTATTATAAATTATATATTTATAAATATATAATTTATTATATATTTTAAATATTTTATTATTATTTTATTACTGCAAGATAATTTTCGTATATTTGCCAAAATAAAAACAATAGTGTTATGGCAACTATAAATCAACTAGTTTCTGAAATAGCTCATACAATAGGAAGACCTAACAATGAAGCTGTTAGGGAAACTATCAAATTGGCTATAATTACTACAAGAAATGAACTTATAAGGCGTAGTTATGAAAATCATAATTACGTTGATAAAGGTTTAACACAAAGATTTAAAGTAGAATTAACTACTGTAAATGATGGAGAATTAGAAATAGAAACTCCAGTTAAAGTTAAAAGAACTTTACATCCTGTTCCTAGACCTGTTAGACTTGTAAACAATCTTCCTTTTGATAGAGTTAGCACAGTAGGTTTTAAAACAAATAGAGAAATTCCTTTTGTTAAAGAAACAACTGCTAGATTTGTAGGTAGTCTTCCAGGAATGTGTAAGACTAATGCTTATGATTATATAAATGGTTATATTTATATATTTCCTTCAGGTAATAAACCTATAGAACATAATTATATAGTTGTAGAAAGTGCTTTTGAGCATCCAAATACTATAGATATTGAAAATGGTGTAACAACTGAATTAGAAGTAGAATTTGATGAGAATGAATATTTGTTACCAGAAGATATGATAGGTGCTATTAAAGAGATATTATTTAAGAGAGATTTAATAAATAATGTTAGAGAAACTAACGAAATATCTGAAAAGTCTAAATTTAATGTAGAATAGTATGGCAGTTAAAGAAACACCTACAGGGTTTAGAGTATATTATAAAAGTATGAAAGATACTTATACTCAAAAGAGATTAGACGCTATAGAAAAATTAAGTGAAATTAAAGAAAAAGAAAGAGTACAATATATTTTAGTTGATGAAACTTTTAAAAATAATCCAGATGCTTATTCATGTGATTTAACTAAATATGAAGAGTTTAATGAAAACAAATATAAAAATGGTACATTTTTAAAAGTAGCTAAAAATATATTCGCAAATAGACATAATAATTTTAAATTAGTTACTAATTATTTTGATTTATTTAAACTTGCTAAATTACAAAAGGATATAGTAGATATACAAAATCTTATACTTCTGTGTGATAAAATGTTAGATTTAAGTGTTATGGAATATCTTAATATTTTAAAGAAATATTATACAGAAGTTCAACGTAAAATGATATTAGAAGGTCAAGGTTATGCTTTTAGTGGAAATATAGGTTGGATATGTATAAACAGATGTAAGATAAATAAATCAAAAAAGAAAATTATAGACTTTAAAGCAACAAAAGCTAATAAAGAAAAATTACTTGCAGAGGGTAAAAGAATATATAAAAAAGAAGAAGCTGAATGGTGTAAACAAAATAATATAGAATATAATGGAGTTGATGCTAGAGTATTTGTAAAAAATGAATACGCTTATGAAATTCCTCTTCTTAGATGTACTCTTCCTCATGGTTCTAATATGAAATTTGTTACTTCTGATTATAGAAGTCCTAATTTAAGAGGTAAAACAAATGAAGATTTAAAAGAAGAATGTAATAATGATATAAACAAAATATGTGATTTAGATTTAGATATTAGAACTAAACTTAATATGTGTGTTTCTGTAAATAAAATGTTATATACTAAATTTATAAGAAATGAAAATCAAGAATCAAGTGTCTCTAAAAAGGTTAATAGGAAAGATTGACAATGACTTTAATATAAGTGAAAGTGATTGGATTCCTAGAGTAGCTGCATGGGTTATTGATGCACTATCTCAAATAGGCTGTCTTCCTATGGAAACAAAAAGAAGAGAACTACCTGTTTCAAATAGAATTGCAATACATCCTTGTATAATTAATGCAAAAAGTCTTAGAGTATACGATAAGAATGGATGTGAAATACCGGAATTAAATAGTTCTAATTCTTGTAATTGTAATGATAAACAATTTATAGGTGTAACAATACCAAAAGAACCAATAGAATCTCATGTTCAAGTTTTAAGTGTTTCTTCCCCCGTAGGAAGAAATTATGTTTTAGATGGCAACAATATTGATTTAAACTTTGATACAGATATTATACTTGTTGATACTTTAGAAGTAGCAACTTATTATGATGATTATTTCGATACTGAAGTTCCTTATATATATGACAATGGTCTTTTATTAGAAGCTTTGTCATGGTATGTTTTATATAAATATTTAAGTAGAGGAAGTAAACATCAAGTATATAACTTAACTAGTAATAATCAATTAATCAATCCTTTTCTTCAATGGAATAGTTTAAAGAATAAAGCTAAAGCTTCTGTTCTTAAAGAATTGATGGGAGATACTAAAGGTTGGAATAATTTCTTTTATAATAGTACATTTTTGCCTAGAAAATAATATATGGCTAGAATTGTTAATAAATTAGATTTGAATAAAACTCCTCAAAATTGTGAGGATTATAGCCTTGTATTTGCTAAAAATGTTAAGGTTACTAAAGATGGTAGTTTAACAGCAGATTCTGCATTTGCTGATATAAGTTATTATATTAGTAGAAAAATATTATTTAAAGGTCAATTTGTTGCACCTTATTCTCATCAATTGCTTGGACAAATAGTTGGTATAAACAATAAAATATATTTCTTTACAAGAAATTTTTATAGAGTAAATTTAGCAGGTACATCTAGTATAAATACAAATGGAGGTGATATTGGAAGTGTAACTGCAAATGATGATGTAGTTATATCTGCTGATACTTGTACTGATTGTACAATTATAGAATATGATGAAATAACTAAAACTAAAAAATTAATAAAATGTAATTGGACATATTCAGGTGGTATAATACATGGATGTGTAACTTCTAATAATACTAATCAATCTATATTAGTTATTTGTGAATATAAAGAAGATTATAGTTTAGATGTTCCTATTAAATATATAAACCTTAGTACATGTAATGAAACAGATGATGAAAGTATATATACTCAAACTCCTAACATACCTATAAGTAATTTAGAATGTGTTGGGACATATACTAAACAAATTCCGGCAGGTGTTTATCAATTTTTTATAAGGTATAAAATAAATGATAAATTTTATACTGAATGGATACCTTGTTCTAAAGAATTATATGCTGGAACTAAAGATGAAATTACAACTATACAAGGAAGTTTAAAATATATAGATAAACATAAAGATTCTTTTACATCATTTATATTTGAATTAAATCATATTAATAATTCTGTTATTAGTAATTATACAGGATTTCAATTAGGATTTATATTATCTCATGATGATGGTGTATTTGCTAGAAGTTGGAAAGATTTTAGTTTTAATATAAATCAAATATATTTTGATTATGATAATAGCTTTATACAAGAAATAAACATAGATGATTTACTTAAAAGTAATTTTGAAATATTTAATGTTAAAAATTTAATTTATAATAAAAATAAATTATATATTTCAAATTATAAAGAAGGAGATGTTAATCCTGATTTTACTAAGTATGCTTCTAGAATTAAATTTGATTTAGGTACTAAGTCTTTTGATTTTAGTCAGCAAGATTATTTTAATGATAAAAAATTAACTTATGATAGTAATAAAGGATATTATACAAAAGTTAATGATGCTGATGTAAAAGAAATATTTGGAAATACAAATTATAATATTATTACTAGATTAGGTGATGCTGAAGTAGTAAATACGTATAATGAGACACTATATATTGATAATATTAGTGATATGTATGCATCATCTCCAGAAGAAAGACCTTATAGATTAGTAGGAAATACTAAACAATATTTACAAAGAAAATACGGTGATGTTTGTTTAATAAGTGTACAATCTGAGTTTAGTGGTGTTACTAGAACATTAGATGTAAGTGGAGCTGAGTATAATGATTGTTGGGAATATAGAAATATAATGGATGATAATATATCAGACCATTATTTAATAGGAGAATACAAAAATAAACCAACTGATACAACATTAGATGGATTTATAAATGCTAGCATTCCATATATTAAAAATTTAATAAAAGGAATGGCATATGATAATGTTACAGATAGTTTTACATATGTATCAACTTATAAAACTTTTAATAATATATTAACACCTAGTTTTCTTAATACAAATGTAGGAGAAATAATTATATATTATACTAAATATAATAGTCATACAAAAGTATGGAATAGTTCTATAAATGCATTTGAAGCTGAATGGACTAAAACTACTTATAGACTTAGATTTACTTGTAAATTACAAGGTGGATTAAGACATATTAGTATAAATAATGTGAATGCTAGAACATTACTTCCTTTTACTACTTATAAATATTTTATACATTTTATTAAACCAAATGGTATTTATACTAATGGTTATGAAATAAAAACTACTACAGACCAATCACCTTTTATAGGACACAATAATAGTATAGATTTAGGTAATATAACAGGAACTACACATCAGCTTGGTGGAAGTGTAACAGCTGTTTATCCTATATTCAAAAATATGTTTTGTCCTGAAGGATATGTAGGTGCGTTTATTAGTATTGAGATTGGTAAAGAAATCGTATGTAAAGGTTTAAATTATCAACACGATAATACGTTAGTCACAAATTATTTAGATTGTATTGAATTAGATACTTTAATATATAATATAAATGAAAATATTATAGTAGTTGATTCTAATGGTAATATTATAACTAGAGAAGCTAAATACTATGCAAGTAGTGATAGCCGAAATATAGAAGATTTTGGTAATGGTGGTTATATTAAATGGAGCGGTAATGCTGTAACATCATCAGAACAAAATAAACTGTGGATTATTTTATGTGAGAAACATCAAGATAGCGATTATAAAAAACTTATAAAACTTACTCCTTATTTTAAATTAAGAACTATAGATAATCCTGAAAATGCAAGTTTAGGTGATACTTTTGATGATTATGATAGTCAAAATATTCCTGGATTTATATCTACTGTTTATAAATTAGATATGGATAAATGTAGACAATATTATGTTAGTGGTAATGATGTATATGAAAAACTTATAAACAAAAAGATGGATTATAGTCAAAGTCCTCCTGTAGAGATGAATATGGATTTAACTGAACAACCTGCTATTAATATACGAGAAATTACTACTTATATTCCTTTAGTAAAATCTACTACTAATTATGTATGGTCTAATTATAATTTGGAATATATGTCTTTATCACAAGATTTACAAACTAAAATTAGACAATTTATAGTTCCTGACCCAACAGACCCCGATGATGATAGTAAAGCTAAAAATGAAAGACAAATGATTAATTCTGTTGATTCTCTAATTTCTAATTATATTTTAGAGCTTCAACAAATGTATAAGTCTTTTACTAGAAAAACTTATGCTAACTATAATCCTACAAGACTTCCACTATTGATATTTGATAATACTGTAAGGTCTAGTAATGTAAATGTTGATGAACAATATAAGAATATATATAAGTTTAATGCTACAGATTATTATAATCTTCCTACAAATAGAGGTATTATTGTAAAATTATTTACAAATCTTCAAAATATATATGTTCATTGCGAACATACTTTATATGAATTTAGTTCTGCAAATACAATGCAAGCTGAAAATGAACAAGTATTGTTACAAGAAAACGATGTATTTAATACTGGAGTTAAAGAGATATTTAATAGTGAATATGGTAGAGGTGGTATTCAAAATAAAGAACATTGTTTAATAACTGATAAAGTTTATATATTTTATGATGCATTAACTAAAACATTGTATGGACATCAAGGTGGTCAAGAACTTGCAGATATAAGTTCAGCTATATATAAATTATTAGAATGGTTAAATCCTGTAGATGTTCATTTAGCTTATGATTTTAACAATGATAGATTTTTTATAAACTTTGGTAGAAACGATATAGAAGAAGTTCCTGAAGGAAATACAACAGTAGAAAAAGATATAAGAAGAAATGTTTGTTTGAGTTTTAATTTTACTAGTAAAGCTTTTGCATCTATACATGATTTTGATTTTAATATATCTTTTTATAGTAGAAATAATTGTTATTTTGCAAAACAAGATACAGTTTATAGTATAGACAATAATAACATAGCTACTTATAAAAATATGTTTAAAATATCTACACTTATTTGTAGAGATTCTGATTTTACTGATAATGCTATTACTAATCCTCCTCAATTATCTTCTTGTGTAGATATTATATTTAAATTAGATTATGAAACTGTTAAAGTTTTAAATTATATAAATTGGATATGCAATAAAATAGTTGATTACGACATCGATGATGAAGTTACAGCTAATATTACAAATCGTAACGAAAGATATTATTATGGATATAAAGAAAAGCAACTAAATAATAAAGCTGAAGAAATAATGGCTTCTAATAGTCTTTGGAGACTTAGAGTATATTCTGATAGTTGTATTACAGATTTGATAAATTGGGGAGATAGTGCTAACAATATTATTGAATCTTATGCTCTAAACGAGGGATATAAAGCTCCAATATTTAACTATGGAGTTTATAGTTTTAATTATTTTAGAAATCAAGCTAGACATTATTCTAATACTTCTGCAAATTATTCTCCAGAAGGAGCTGGTAGTGCTAGTGTTGATGATAGATTTAATACAGATAATACTTTAATGTATGGTAAATATTTTGTTGCTAGATTTGTATTTATGAATGAAAAATTTAAATTAGAAAATATAACTTTTAATACAAGTGATTATGACAAAGTTAAAAGTAAATAAAAGACGTAAAGCTTTATTTGGAGAAGCAGCTGCTACAACTGTAGCTGCAGGTATACAAGCAGCTGCTACTTTAACTGGTGCTGGTATTAATGCAGCTGCTACTGCTAATGCAGCTAAAGAAAATGCAGCTGCTCAAGAACAAGTAGCACAAGTTAATGCTAATTCTTTAGAGAAACAAAACGAAAATAATAATAAATTACAACAACAAAATATAGATTTTCAGAAAAGTGAAAATGAAAAAACAAGACAGATAGAAAAAGACAATCAAATGATGTTACAAATGCTAGCAGGTCAGCAAAACACTACTCAAAGAGAAGAAGCTAGTAAAATACAAGTTAGAAATGGTGGCTCTATAAAATCTAGTAGAATTATAACTAAACATGGAAATCTTCCTTTTAGAGTATTAGATGGTGGAGGAGTTGTTTATTTAGGTTCAACAGCTAACGGAGAAGATTTGTACGAAGTTGTTGGAAATGACCACAAACACTATCATAAAGCTCAAGGAGGAAAAAATAAAACAGGTGTTGGCATATCATTTGATACATTACCAAAAGGTTTATCCAAATATGCAAAAGGTGGTAATGCTACAGATAATATTGTGGAAGCTGAAGGAAATCAAAATACATCTAAAGGAGAATTAATGTTAGTTTCTCCTACAGATGCAAAATTTATAAGTAAACATAACATATCTGGTTTTAATCCAAGAGAAGCTGTTATGTTAGGATTAGAACCTAATATAGCTTTTGCAATACAAGAATCTATAAAAGATGAAAACAATATACCTGATGATGGAAAAAAAGCTACATCCGGTACTATAGTTAGAACTAATTATAATCCTACATTGTCTAGTTCTTTTGTACCTATTGCAGTGGCAATAGGAAATGATAAAAAGAAAAATCCTACAATAGCTAAATATGGTACAAGAATTAAAGCTACAGGTGGTAAGAGATTTAATTATATAACAGGTCAATATGAAGATGATAATACAAATGGTGGTTATGCAGGACAATCTTCAGGCCCTGTAGGAACAGGTGATAATAATAAAAGCGGTAATACTTCTCTACCTGTTGGTAATTTATTAAAAGATAGTAATAAAAGTTTATTAATTGGTTCAGGTATTTCAGCAGGTACTCAATTACTAGGAGCTTTTGCAAACAGTATAGGAAATAATTTAGCTTCTAAATATAGAAAAGAAGGTTTAAATGCAGTGTCACAACATATGATTGATGCTTATAATAAACTTAAAGGCATTGATTTAAATACTTTAAAACGTGGTGATTTTAAAGCTGCTCATGCTATGGCTGCATTACAAGCTCCAATTGTTAATACAGGTGCTGAAACAGCTGCTGCTGAAAGAAGTTTACAGCGTACAAGAAATCAAATAAATAATAATACTTTAAGTGCTGCCGCTGCTCAAAATAGAAATGCTGTTGCAGAAACAAACTATAATGATTTGCTAAATCAAATAGCTACTAATGCTAATAAAACTAAGCAAGCTATAATACAAGGTAATATGGAACGTATTACTGATGTTTCAAATCAAAATGCTACTAGAGATATTGAAGCTAACAAAAATTATGCTGAAAATTTAATGCAACTTCGTCAATATAATAATGATATAGAAAATCAGAAAATAATGGGTATTGGACAAACCAATGCTAATTTATATCAAGGTTTAGCTAATATTGATTCTAGTAGAGCAACTTCAAATGCTAAGAATTGGGGAAATGCAGTAACTAATGTTGGAACGATTGCAGGAAAAACAGCAAATGCAATAGGACAAAACAAATTTAATTATATAGGAACATTAGCAGGACTTAGTGATGAACAATTAACTAGGTTATTTGATTATAGTAATGATAACGAAGGAATAAAATCAATGCTCGATTTACATGCCGGTGATAACAAAGAAAGTGCGTATTATAAGTATTTACAAACTATAGCAAAAAGAAGAGGATTAATATAATTAATAATTATGAAACCAAAAATACCTGATTTTAATATTACAGAACCTTATTATCAAGGTGTTACTGTAGACCCTGTAGATTATGATTTACAGGGTTATGACTTTAGTATATTAAATGCTAGTTTAGACAAGCAAGAAAAAAGAATGGAAGCTGCTCAAGAAAAACTAGCTGGAATAGATGCTGCTTTAGGTGAATTTAAACAAAAAGTTATAGATGGTGGAGGAAATTATGAGTTTATTGATAAATTAGGCGATGAAGTTGCAAACGAGATTAATCATTATATAGGAATTGGAGATTATCAGGGTGCTAAAAACGCTGCGACTAGAGCTGCTGCTAAAGTTGTTAACAATACTGAATTAACTGCTAGAATTAAAACTTCAGAACAAAAAAGAAATTGGGATGCTAGAAAACAAAAATTAGTAGATGCTGGTAGAATAAACCCAATTGTGTCAGAATATTTAGATGATATGAATACATATTATCATAACAATAAAACTAAAGATGGTAAAGTAGTAGGTGCAGAAGATTGGAAAGGTGATGAATTATATGATAGTTGGAATGCTGTTCAATTTGAACTTAATGCTAGAGATGCTATAATGGCAGAAAAATCTAGTGGTGGAAGTGACTATAATGTAGATGCTAATAATGTTGTTTTAGATATTCGTACAGCAAATACTTGGAATAATGAACAGAAAACAGCTGAACGTATTTCTGCTTTTTCAAAATTAATGATAGAAAGAGACCCTAATGTTAGATTTTCAATAGGTCAATTTTTTAATGCAGCTTATCATAAATATGATAAAAATTTAGAACAATTAAAAAGTATAGAAGAAGAACTAAAAAATCCTAATATAACCAATGATGAGGAACAACGTTTGATTCAAAAGAAAAACGAATTAACTGTTCAAAATTATGGTCTTGAGAAAGATTTTAAAATAGTTAATGGACACATAGATGTTTCTAATGAAACTATAGATTCTTATATGTTTGAAAAAGGTCTACCTGAAGTAGCTAAACAATTAAGTTACAATTGGAAAAGCTATACTGACACTAGAATAGGTGATAATTCTTCAGGTGGTTCAAAAAGTTATTCTGATTTAAAATATAATGCAGCTACTGGTAAGGTTTCATTTTATGATACAGCAACTAAACAGAGAATAGAGATGGCAGTTGGGGACTTTTCTAAAGAATATAACATAACTGTTGACGACGTTAAAAAAACTTCTGATAATCTTTACTAATATAAAAATAATATTATGAATTTTAAATATTCAGGTTCTACAGGAAAAAAATATGCTTATATAGGTACAAATTCTGAAAATGATAAACCTTTTGATAAGCAATATTTTAATAGTTTAGTAGATTCAGATAATTGGGAAGAAGCTTATAAATATGGTTCTTCTTATAAATTTGAAGATAACGAAGCTCAAAAAAATTGGCAAACTAAATTAAGTGTTTATAAATCTAATGCTGAAAAGCGTCAAGGTTTTTATGATAGAATTGATAATGTAGATGCAAAAAGGAAATTAGAATTATATGAAGCTAAAGAAATAGGCTTTGATGCTTTTGTAGATAAAAAGTTAAATAGTACTTTTTATAATGGTGATAGAGATAAATTATATAAAGATTATCCGTTATTAAAGAAGTATTATGATAATATATCATATATTACAAATGGACATAATCCTAATATAAATAGGTCATATCAAGGACATTTTGATGATTTACATGGTAGTGTAGATAAAAACAATCCATCTGATTTAATTAATATAAGATTTAAAAAAGCAAAATATGGTTTATTTGGTATAGATTGGCTTGCAAAAGATACAACTGATTTTGATGAATTTCTATCTAAAATGGGTTGGAATAAAAATCAATTATCAGCTTTAGGTATAGGATATAGTGAAGATAAAGGAACTGGTGATATTATTTTAGGAATTAATTCTAATGATAAAAATTTGCCTAATATAATAAATAGTCTTCCAACTTATAGAAATCTTGTAGATTGTCCTCAAATAACTAGTTATAAAAAATCTAAAGATGACAAAGGTAATGAAACTTGGCAATGTATAGGTGGTTATGATTTTGATTCAAATGACCATTATTATATGGAAACTTGTGCTAATAATATACGCGACGTTTTTAAAGAAATAGACGATAATTATAATGGATTAGCTGAAAAAGATATAAAATATGAAGTATCTGGAAATATAATTCCACTTATGACTGATGGTATAGCAAACTTAGATAAAGCATTACGTGAAGGAAGAATAACTCCTACAGAATACGAAGACAAAATGAAATTTGCTATAGACTATATTGGAGAAACTACTAAAGCTATGCAAAATTCACAATTTATGGTTTATAGTGATTATGAAAATGAAGATGGTGTTCAAACATTGAAGATGGTAGAAGACCAAACTGTAAAAACTAGTTTACAAACTATGTTAAGTGCTGCAGGAAATAATGTTATTGTTAGTGGTTTTATAGGAAATGGTGAACAAGGTATTCATCTAACAATTCCTGTTGGTGCTAACATAGGTCCTGGAAAAAATGATGTTGCTAAAAAAGAAATACGAATTTATATACCAGGTCTTTTTACAGAAGAACTAAATAAAAGTATTCAACAAGATAGTGAGTTTCAAGCACTTCAACATATAAATGATATGCAAAGTTACGGTCGTGTTTGTTTATTAGATAATGGAGATAAATTAAATAGAGATGCTGCAGGTAATTATTATAGAAATGGAAAAATATTGACTACTTCTGAAGATATATTTGGTTTTGAAAAAGATATAAAAGAGCAATACGGTATTCAAGCTGGTAAACAAATAAAATATGAATACATAAATGCAAATAATGAATTAGATTATGAAGCGTTTAATGAAAATTCTTTAAAATATGCTTCTCAATTGTCCGATGAACTTTTAGGAACTTCTTTACATAAAATGGATGGTAGTCCTATAACTCCCGAAGAATTACATCAAATATTAAATGGTGAATATGAAGGAGATGATTTTAATTATAAAGTTAATGAACGTATTGAGCTTATAAGAAAAATATGGAATATGCTTAAGACTGATGCTTACAATTATACAAAAGATTATCGTCTATTTCTTTAAAAACGTAAAGTAATCAAGAAAATTAATAATACTTATTATGAACGTAAATGAATTCTTACAAAATAATGGTAAAACAACTGTACCAAATCCTGAATATAATCCTAAATCTAAAAAAAATAAACAACCTCCAACAATAGATGTTGTTACATTAGATTCAGATAAAAATGCACTACATGATGTTATAAAACAATCATATGCTGATGCTAACATCGTTGATGCTAAAATTGCTGAAAAATATGAAAAATATGGATTAAATTGGAATGCTAGAGAAGCAGCTAATGGTAGTTTAGACCATCAACTTAGTGAACAACAAGGTTGGTTTTCTAAATTAGGCAATGCTTTACTACAGGGGGTTTGGAATGAAACAGCTGTTGGTATTGTTAAAGGATTTGGTGATTTGTTTGATATAATTGTAGGAAATGTATTTAAAGGAGACAATGATTATCAAAACGATGTAACCAAAGCTTTGGAAGAATATCAAGAAAAATTTAGACAAGAACATGAAATTTATCAAGACCCTTATAGAAATAGTATAGCAAATGGAAAACTAACAGATTGGGGATTTTGGTTTAATCAAATTCCAAGTGCATTTACAACAATTTCTCTTTTAATCCCTTCAACAGCAGTTGCAAAGGGAGTTTCTCTTTTAGGTAGGGCTGGAAGAGCAGGTGTTAAAGGAATTGGACTTACTAGAAAAGCTAATAAAGCAGCTAAAGCAGCTAAAGAAGCTGAAACTGCAGCACAAGCTGCTGAAGCTACTAGACTTAGTAAATTTAGTAATTGGGCTAATAGACCTTCTACTAAACTTTCTGTTAAAAATATGAAAGAAGCTGGTATTGGAGGTCTTGCTAGTAGAACTATTGAAAACTATCAAGAAGCTAGACAAGTATACAATGATATGTATCAAGAAAGTTCTGCTGCTATAAATCAAATGAGTGATGATGAATATAATGATTTATTAGAAAGAAATACTGAATTATTAAAAGACAAAAATATAGATACTTCAGATAGAGATGCTGTTGCTAGAGCAATATCTAAAGAAGCTGCTGATACTACTTTTAAAATGGATTATGGTAACTTATTATTTGATGTATTTCAAATGTATACTTTACGTAGTCCTTTAAAACTTCAAAAGAATGCACCTAAAAACTCTAAAATAAAGAAAGCTCAGCGTGAAAGAAAACGTTATGCTGGATTAAGTGAAGATGAAAGAATCAATGCTATAGCTAATAGAACTAAAGGTCAAAAAGTTAAAGATTGGCTTAGTGACCATCTTTATTATAATGAAAAACTATTCTCTGAATGGAGTGAAGGTATAGAAGAAGCTGTTAACTATATAGCTCAAGAAGAAGGTATGCATTATGGTAGATATATGTTAAATACTTATAATCCTGATGATGCATATGCTAGAGATAGAATGGAAAAATATCTTAAATCTACAGGGCTGTATGAAAGTATGATAGGTGGTGTGATGGGTGGAGTTTTATTCCAAAATGTAGGTGGAAATGCAAAAAAAGCTATCAATGCTACAGTAAATACTATAAAACAAAATGCTAATTATAATGAAGAAAGTAAAGAAGGCAAGAAAACTACTTGGAAAGAACAATGGGAATTAAATGATACAAAAGACAGAGTTGCTAATATACAATCAGCTTATGAACAATTACGTATTTTAAAAGAACGACAAGCTGAAATATTTGATAAAAATAATCCAACAGACCCATTTAATGTTGATGAAAATGATAATACTAAGCATAGAAGTTTAACAAATGATGCTGAACAAGAAGCTGCTTGGGAAAGAGCTGTAGATGATTATATAACATCTATGACTTTAAATGCTATAGACAGAGGTAATTATAATTTATTAGTAGATTATTTATCTGATACTAAAGTTCAAGATGCATTAGAAAGTATTGGTATTAATACAAAAGATACCAATATTGAATCTTTAATAGCTAGAATGAATGAAGTTGAACAAAGATACACAGATAATCTTGTTGCAATAGACCATCTTTTAGGAGAAGAACGTGGTGATATTCCTTATGAATATATACAACTTTTAGCTAGAAACTACACATTAGATAGTGTAAACCAAGATAATCTTTTAAATATAGTTAAAAAATATAAAGCTCAAGCTGCTGCTAATGAACGTAGATATGGAATTAAAGAAAGTGAAATAGCAGGTTATGATTTTAAATCTGCTGTTGATACAATAGTTTGTTCTCAAAGATTAACTAAACTTAGAAAAAGATTACAAGAAATAGAAAATGATAAAGAATATGCTGGCAGTATAGATGGTATTATAGAAAAACGTAATTTAGAAGAAGAAATAAAATCTGTAAATGCTCATTTAGAAAATGCATTATATGCTACAAAAGTAGGAGAAGTTAATGCTAATACTGAACAAATGTTATCAAATGTTGCTAAAACAATATTTGCTAACTTTAGGTCTTATGGAAAAGATGATGAAAGATATGGAGAATTTCTTACAGCTATTACAAATAGAGATATAAATAAAATAAACGAATTATCAGGAACTCATTTTAAATTAAAAGATAATGAAATATTAAGTTTATTTGGAGAAGATGGCACTAGTGGTTTCTTTGGTACATTTCAACAAAATCTTAAAAATGATTTTGGTTTGGAAAATGGAGAAACACTTAGTAAAATGGAAAAACTAGCAGACAATTTAGTAGATGATTATGTTAAAATAGCTAGTTATAACTTAGAAGCTTTACGTTATGGTTCTCAAATACAACTTAATAGACAAGCTATTAAAAATAAAATAGATGAAATTCACAACTTCACAAATGCTGCAAGAAAAGCTGCTATAAGCGATGCAAGAAATACTTTAATAGCACAAGCTAAAAAGTATGGAAGAGTTGATATGCTTAATTATGTTTTTAAAAATAAAAACATTGAAGATATGTCTCAAGAAGACGCTGGTTCAATAGATGAAGCATTAAGAATATTAAATCTTACATCAGATGTTAATTCTAATCTTAGAGATATGATTCAGATTAGTATTCTGCAAGGTGAACTTGAAGCAAGTGAAGACGAAAATTTAAATACAGGAAGTGAAAATTCGATTACACAGCCCCAAAATTCACAGCCGGACAATAATACTACACAACAACAAAAACAGCAGAAATCGCAAGAAAACCAACAACAGAGCCAATCTGAACCGCAAACTACCCAACAAACGGCAACCCAAAATCAGCAACAAAATAATAATGATAATAATACACAAAAACTTAATGAAGATTATAAACTAAGTGTTAAATTTGATGTTAGTAATGGTATTACTTTCACAAAAGTTCCTATAGATTCTTCTGATGAAGGATTTAGATTTAATGATATATTAGATGAAAATAGTAATACTATTGGAGTTGAATTGCGTTTAGATTTGGATAATAATGTTTCTGATGATGTTAAGAAAGCATTATATCCTAAAATAATAGATTACATAACAAAAGTTGATAAAAATAATCAAGAAGAAAAAACTGAACATTTTAAACCAGAAGATATTATAGGTAAATATGTTCAAGTATTAGAAAATCCTACAATAAAATTAAATGATGATGGTAGTTTTCCAACTGCATTAAATGATGAAAATTGTGAAAAAGGTGGATTAATAGTTAGAGAAACTGCACCTGAAACTGCACCAATTTCTTCTACGGGGGAGGTTATTGACCCTCTTGGAAAAGTTTATGGTGGTCCAAATAATGACGGAAATGATGAAGCTTCTGATGCTGATAAATTGTTATCTCAACGTCAAGAAAAACTTATTGAAAAAATACAACAAGGTGTTGCTATACAAAAAGAAATGTTTGGTAAAATAAAAGAAGCTAGAAAGAATGGAGAAGATTTACGTCAAGCATTAACTACAATTATAGAAGAAGTTAGAGCTAATCATCAAGATATTGATACAAACGACTTAGAAGATTATATAAATAAATACAAAAAGATAATTGAAAATAAAATAGCATTATTAGATGTAGCAGATAAAACTAATGATGTTATGTATTATACAGTAGTTGAAGGAAATACAAGTTTAACAGATAGTAAAAAACAAGCTATAGCTGGTTTAGTTCAATCTGTTGCAGAAGCTTATAAATTCCAAAAAACTTCTGATGGTAAATATGTATTTTTCTTTGAAGACTTTATAAGAAATCTTAATAAATTATATCCTAATGAATATCAAGGTGATATAATTAAAGAACAATTAAAAGATTATTTTACTAAAACTCCTGAAGGTTTAAGTTCAGTTAAATTGTTAGATAATGTTAATGACCCTAATATGGATGAAAACATTCATAAAACTGAAGCTGAACGAATTAAAGAACGCATAGGTAACTCTGAAGTTCAAAGAGTTGATATAGATACTATATTTGAAGAAAATAATCCAAAACAAATAAAGGAATTTTGGAATTTAAAATTAGGTGATAAATTAACTTATGTAGTAGAAGATAATCCTAAAAGATTATATGGAAAACGTATTGCTCTTCAACATAATAGTACTAATGTAGCATACTTACCTATACCAGATATTAATGGATTTGGTAATTTTGAATATAATAATGAAGGTTGGACTATAACTATACATGATAGAAAAACTAAAGCAAAAGCTAATATAGAGCCTTTCTTTGAAAATTTATTAATAAGTCAAAATCCTATAGAAGATAGAATAAGACAAGATATTGCAGATTTAAATTATAATGATTCTTTAACTGAACAACAAAAAGGAATAATTATAGATAGAGTTTATCAATATTGTTTATCAAAAGAAGATGATAATATTATACCAGATGCAGACCCATCAGAAGTTGTTGGTTTTGTATGTAAAATTTTTAAACACGCTAAGCCTACTATAAATTTTGCTAATAATAATCCTCAGTATATAGCTGATGATATAACAGCTTTCTTTGATAATTTATATGAATCTTATAATGCTGTAAACGAATTAGCCAAAGAAATTAATAGTGGTAGTATATTAGATATAACTGTAGAAAATATAAATGATGGAGAATTAATAAGAAAAGTTGAAATAGAACACGATGCTAGTAAAAGAACAAATGATAGTCATTACTATGAATTTGAACAAAGTCATAAAGCAATAGCTAATCCTAATGAAGTAGAAGTATGTGTTAGAAAGCCTATAAATAAAGACGAAAGTATAGTTATAGACACTAATGGTAATAGAATATTACATGATGAAATTGCTAATTTAGGTGAACCTCATATCATAATACCTAATAGAAGTGGTAAAAATCAATATTGTGTAGCTACTGCTGTAGAAATTGGAGATACTCAATTAGATAAAGATTCTGAAGCTTATAAGATTATACAAGATACAAATAAAGCATTAAATAAACAATTTGATGATAATTTATCTAATGGAAATGTTGTTGAATTTTTAGAATTTTTATACAAACTTACAGGCAAAAAAGTAGGTAAAAAAGGTGTAGAGCACAAAGATATAAATAAAGGAACTAAACCTTTACTTTATGGTATAGATTGGAATCAAAATGGTGATAATATTATATTAACACAATATGCTGACAATGGTCGTGATGAAATTATATTTAATTTAAAAAATAATAGTGTAAAGTTAGTTCAAACTAGAAACGATGGTGAAAATAAAGTACAAACTCAAAAAGAATTTAATAAAAATAATATAAATGAATTAAAAGATAATATTAAAAGTTTTGTGTCTAAATGTAAATTTAACTTAGATTATAGTTATTTTTCACCTTACAGTAGGAATACAAATAGTTTTGCTAGTAAAACTAGTACTGGAGGTTTTGATGTAGTAGTGTTAGATGGTACTGAAACTGAAGAAGAAGTAAAAAAGAAAGTACATCATTTTACTAGTTTTAAAGATTTTGTTGTAAAAGGTGGAGTTGTTAGAGTAAATACTACTCAAGAAGATGGTACAAATTATAGAAGAAAAGGAAAAGACCAAAGAGCTAATCAAATAATGAAAGTTAGTTTAAAACGAATAAGCTCCCCCATAGAGAAGAATGATGATACTCAACAAACTACTACTACTCAACAACCTACTACTCAAATTCAACAAGTTGATTCTAGTAAATTAGAAGAACTTGTAAAGAGTGGAAAAGATAATTCTGTAGAAGAAATATTTAAACTTGCTCTGGGTGATAAGCTAACTGACAAAATCTTAAAATCTCTTAATGAACACGAATTATTACCAAAAAATCTTATATTTGTAGAAGAAATTTTAGATAATAGAAAAAGACCTATTAACGCAAAAGCTAATAAAAGAACTAAAGAAGTAACTGTAACTAGACAATGGTTGAATATGCTAACCGGAACTGGTAATGTAGTTATGTCAGATGGTAGTGTAGAAAATTTAACAGGTAGATTAACAGAAGAAACAAAGACAAGTTTTAGAAATCAAGCATTACGTAAACTTATACATGAACAATTACATATTAAACTTGGTAGAAATAGAGAAGCTATATTAAAACAAGTAAAACAAATATTTGATGAATTTGGTGATTATTTAACTAAAAATCCTGAAACTTATTCTAAATATGGTAAATATTTGTTTGAAAAAGAAAAGGATGAAAATAGAAGATTAGAAGAGTTCTTAGTCGAAAGTATGACTAGTAAAGAACTTGCAGAATTTTTAAATACTATAGAAAGTACTTTTGAAGTAGATGAAAGTAAAGTTGATAAAAATAATCTTTGGAATAAATTATTAAACATATTAGCAGAATTGTTTAATTATGTTTCATATTATACTAAAGGTGGTAAAAATATTGAACATAAAAAATTTAAAGTAAAAGAAACTAGTTTATTACAAAAAGAACTATATGCTTTACAAGGAGCTTTAGTTATAAATGAAAATACAGAATCTAATACAGAAACTCAAACTATAGAAAATACTTCAACAGAATCTACTTCACAAAATATAGATGAATTCTTTGGTAAAACTAAATCTAATGATAAATATGAAATAACAGATAATGATATAATGTTAAGTACAGTAGTAGAAAACCAATATGCCGAAGAAATGCAGCAAATAAAAGACCAAGCTATTGCTGATGGTACTTTTATGAAAGCTCCTAATGGTAAGCCTACCAACCTTACTGAAAGACAATGGTTACAAGTTAGGACTAAGGCTTTCAAAGAATGGTTTGGTGATTGGGAGAATGACCCTGCCAATGCTTCTAAAGTAGTAGATGAGAATGGTGAACCATTGGTAGTATATAATTATTCAGATATTGAAAGTCCAGTTTTTGATAAAAATGTAGTAAAAGATACATATTCTCATGCTTTTTGGTTTAGCTCTAATCCTAAAATATATAAATCTTATGGAAGTATAAAAAAAGATGTATTTCTTAATATAAAAAGAATAGATAAAATTACAACAGAAGAATACGACAAGGATTATACTGGCAAGTATATTAGAGAAGGTGTTCAATCTAGAGGATTTGATGGTATTGAAGAAGTTGTAAAACCAAAAGCGGCTGGAGGTGTAACATTAAATAGAATTTTTCATGTTTATGAACCAAACCAAATCAAATCAGCTACTAATAATGTAGGTACGTTTAGTAAAGAGAATAATAATATATTTTTTAGTACAATTATGGAAGATACTCCATTAATAACTATTAAAACTGATATAAACGATAGTAAATTAAAATCTATAAAAAAATTTAATGATAATCAAAGTATTTCAGACAAACATGCAAATAATTTACAAGATGTAGAAACTGTATTAAATAGACTTTGTGATTATCATAATGTAAAAACTAAAGATAAATTAAATATAAACAGATTATTCTCTAAAAGAGAAAATGTTGATGGACAATTTGTTGCATCAAGAGCTACATTAGTAAATAGACCAGATAGAAGTCCATATAGTGGTAAATTTTATCATGCTGATGAAGTAAAAAGACTTTGTGGTATATTGTTTAATGAAGCTAAAAAAGCAGGATATATAGATAAAAATAAAACATTAGAATTTAAAAATATAGCTAAAGAAAATGAAGAATCTTTATATATAGTAGAACTTCGAAATATGACTTATGATGAGGCACTAAATGAAAGTTATGAATATGAAGATGAAACTACAAAATATTTTGAAATGCAAAGATTTGATGATACTAGATTGTCATCTGATGATAAATTGTATGATAAATTTAATAATGGTCGTTCTGTTTCTGTATTTGTTATGTTGCAAAATCTGTTAGCTAATAATACACCATTTAAAAGTTTAATAAACACATTAGGTGGAAGTTTAAAAGAATTATTAGATGCTAGATGTTATCTTGTTACTAGAAATGAAATGAAACAATTAACACCTAATTTTAATTTTACTTCTGCTGCTATTTATGACCCTACAACTAATGCAATCTATGTAAATAATAGTGTAAAATTTGGAGGTAAAGATGGAATAGTAGATAATACTATATTACACGAAATTATACATATGATTGTTCATAATGCTAATCCTACAGATAAACAAATAAACAGAATAAATAATATATTTAATAAAGCTAGAACATTATTAGCTAAAAAATATGGAAAGTCTGTAGATGAATTAATAAATGATTATCATACAGGTATTAATAATTTGGCTTATGGTTTAAGTAATGTAGATGAATTTATATCTGAAATTTTTACAAATTCTAATCTTCTTAAAGAATTAAATAATGTAGGAGAGAAAATAGATGGTGTGCAAAGGTCTTTATTTAAAGATATATTAGATTGGATTGTATCGTTTTTAAACGTAAAATCAGATGTATTAGAAGAAAGTATAGAAAGCATTCAAGATGTATTATTAAATTTTGATGGAAAAGTAAATACAAATAAAAAATCTTTAACTAGTAAATCATATAAATTAAATACTGAAAATAAAACAAGACATTCTTCAGTATCAGAGTTTGTAAGTTTATTATCTCCTGAAAATCAACTTAAATGTATATCTGATATAAAAGATGGAACAATGGAAATTAGTTGTAAATTATAATAACAAATATAAAATATTAGCATTATGAGTAAATCTTGTCTTAATAATTTAAGTGCTGAAGAACGTAATACTGAAGTTTTTAGACTTCTTAAAAAACGTTTTAATGAAAATGATAGAAGTATATTTGATGCTTGGTATAGTATTACAGAAAATGGTAAATTCAAATCTGAGTTTATAACTTGGTATGAACGTACTAGAAATGTTAAAACTTATCAAGATGAAAAAGATAAAGTAGATGGTGCTGAGTTATTTAATTTAAATAATATAAATCCTAGAACTATTGTAAATGATATATCTAAATATATTCATAGAAATAATCCTAGTGCTAGAGACACTATTAATAAAAACGTAACTTATGATAGTTTAAATTACGAAGATGCTAATGACAGAAGTGAATGTATTAAGTTTGGTGGACAACATTTATTAGGATGTTATCAAGATTATCAAGAAAAACATAAAAGTGAAAAACTTAAAACTCAAAATTTCTTTGTTAATCAATTAATAAATAATTATAGAACTACTTTGTTGAATAAAATAGAAAATGCTTTTGGTATAACAAAAGATGAATTTTCTAAAAAATTAGATATTGATGAAATAAAAGATATTCAACAAGAAATAGAGAAAGCTTATAATGTAAAAAAAGGAGACAAGAATTATGATATTGATACTATAAAATTATTAGCTGTTACTCATGAGTTAATTAGAGTTGTTAGAGATACTTTAGGAAATGACACTCCTAGAGATATTAAAAATATGTTAGCTTTAATTGAGGAATTAGTAGATTTTACTCCAATAGAACAAGGCAGTAACATTAAAAAAAGAGATAGACTTATAGATTTGATGTTAAGCAATCAAGATACAGATGTAGTTAGAATATTAAACAAAGGTGGAATAGGAGAAGATGTAACTGATGATAATGATGGTTATTTACAAAAAGAACAATCTTCTGAAGCTGTAGATGATGGAGAACCAACTTCAGAAAGTAATGAAGAAAAAGAAGAATTTGATTATAGTGTTACTGTTTTTGATGGACATGATGGACATTATCCATCTTATATGGTACATTTAAATGATGATATTAAATCATATCTTTCTACAGTTCCTAAATTATTATCTACAAACCTTATTGATGGTGAATATCAATATGATTTAAATAATGCATTAGGAATGGAATCTACACATAGTTTACAAGAATTATGTGTTTTACTTTATACAGCTACTAATAAAGAAAATCCTGAGCGTTTTGTTGAAAGTATAAGACAAATAGCTGAACAAGTATCAGGAATGGAAGGTCTTATATCAGTATATAATGATTTACAAAATGATTATAATTTAGCTTATGCTTTATATACAACTTTTGCAAAACAAATAGTAAGTAAGAGTGAAGTAGTTCGTAAAGAAAAAGAATTAAATACTAGAATAAGTAATGATAAATCTTCTAGAAGTAGTTCTTTTAGATTACAACTTTTTAATGATACTACTCATTCTGCAACTAGTATAACAACAATTGACCATAATTTATTTAGAATAGAAATAAATTATGATGCTAAAAAGGGTAAAATAGGAGAAGTAGGAAAACTTATAAATGATTTTAAAAATAGTGTAAGGAATAAAGATTTAATTGATTATACTAAAGATATATTAGCTTATAATTCTTCTGAAAATAAATTAGAAGAAGATGAGGATAAAATAGAAAGAAAGAAAGATTCTACTGATATATATTTTGCAAAACTAAGATTAGTAGTTGATAAATTATATGATGTAGTAAAAATGTATTATCCTTCTGTAGATAAATCTGCAGTTTATAATTATATTACTACTAATGTAGGAGAAAATCAATCTGAACCCAACCATATTCTAAATATAAGCAATATTGCTAATGTATTATTAAATACAATAGATGGTGCTATAAAAACTAAAGAAGCTTTTGATGACAGAGTGTCACAAAAGATGGAGATTAGAAGAAACAATAATAATCTTAAAGAAGAATTTGAATCTGAAAGAAGTTTTAATCCAAATGCTAAAGCACCTAGATTAGAAGATGAAGATTCTGTTTGGAAAGAGCCATTTATAGATGATAGTTTAGTATCTGCTACAAATGGAATGACAAAACTATTACAACCTTATAGTGTTATTAAATTAGATTTAAATAGTAGTACTGTTGATAATCATTTATCTTCAGATGTTTTAAATAACTGTTTCATATCTAATTTAAAACAAATACTAGAAAGTGAACTTAATAGAGAAGGAAATAAAAATTCTCCTTTAAATAATTATGGTAGATTTAAATTCCAAAATAAAACTTATAATTTTTCAAATATACTTATAGAAAAAAGATTAAGAGATATAAATCCTAACGCTCCAAAAGAACAAGGAAATCCTATAGTTAATAGAGGATTGTTTAAAAAATCAACAAATGAATTTGGAAACGTTATATATGTTCCAACTGAATATTCAACAGAACTTCTTAAATTTGATTTGTTTTCTGGTATTAGAGATTTAGATAATGGTAATAGTAAATTATATTCAAAGATGTCTGATAATGATTATCTTGTAACATCTTTGTTGTATTTTCAAAAAAGTACTCATAGTAGCCAACTTCTAGAAGGCTTAACATTTCCTTCATATTTTCTTCCTACTCCTGCTGATGCTCCTAAAAACTATGTAATGAATGCTCCTAAATATACTATTAATGATTTTATTAGACCAGTAGATAAATTAGAATTACAAAAAGCTATTGATGACCATATCAAAGCTATTACTAAAATTAGAAGTTTAGATAATGTAGATTTTCAGAAAGCTAATGAAAATTCATTAGAATTAGAAGAAAATGAATTTATTACATTAATAACTAGTGGTAAATTACCTGCTAGATATGTTTCTAATTCTATAAAAGATAAAGGTAATGAAATTCGTATAAAATATAAAGACCAAGAAATTATAGGAACTGTAGATTATACAGATAAAAAGAAAAATTATGGTGAAATAAAATTTGAAGCATTTGTTGATTATTTAAATACTAAAGCAAAAGACGTATTAAAACATCATTATGAATTTGGACTTTTAAGTCATACTATAGCATTAGTAGATGGTAATTATTTAAAAACTGTTTATAATACTGCTCATCCTATATATAATCAATTACTATCTATATTTCTTAAAGAAGTATCTGATTGCAACATAGCATTAACACATTTATTTGAACCTAACAAAACTAATACAGGTTTTGTACAAATAAATAATGAAAAAGGTAAAGATGGAAAACCATTAAATAATCATAAAAATAATATAGAATGGAATAAGCAAACTGTAGGACAATATGAAAATCCTGAAGAACATTGTAGTCAAAATTATCATAAAGATGAAAATGACAAAGTATATGTTCAAGATGAAAATGGTGTATTTCATTTAAAAGGTAAAGTATTTAAATCTTCTAAGTTTACTGTAGGTACTAAAAACTTCTTAGAAGATATGTTTGCAGAAGGGTATGGTGAAAGTGAGGATGGTACAATCCATGCTCTCTACGGGGGAAATAATACTCACATTCATACTGATGAAAATGGTAATGTTATATTAACTCCTGCACAATTAGCTAAAGCTCAAGAATGTATTAATAATTTTATTAAAGCAACTATAGACAGTAAAGTTACAAAATTCAATGATATGGAACATTTATTATCAGATGTTCCTCATGATTTTTATGATATTGCTGAATATGCACTTAATTATTTCATTGCATTAGAGAATGTTACAGATTTAATGTTAGGTAATGAAAAATATTACAAAAATTATAATGATATATTTAAACGTGTAAAAGAAGTTCAAGGTAGCGGAGTACCTTATGCTTTAATGGATGTTACCAAATCTATGATTCCCATTAGAACAGAAGTTTCAAAAGCATATTTAAATACACAAAAAGTACAAGATAGACTTAATAAATTTGGAACTCTTCATGATTGTAAAAACTATAGTCATTTTTATGGAGTAACTGTAGCTAATAGTAAAAGAGCTCCAAAAACATTACCTATTCTTAAAGAAACATATGAGGAAGTAGTTTTAGAAGATTTGAAAAATAATCTCAAAAAAGCTATAGAACGTGATATTATAGATAAATCAAAAGAAACTTTATCACAAGTTGAAATAGATGAAAAAGTAAAAAATAAATTAGAAAAATTATTACCTCAACTCAAGAAAAGAGCACAACAAAAAGTTGAAGGTATGACAAAAAGTTTTAGTGGTATTAAAGTAAATGATGCCCAATCTTATATTACATTTGAAGAATGGATTAGACGTGTTGCTGGTAGAGGTCAATTAGATAAATATTTACCTTTGATTGAAAAAATATTAGATGAAAAAACTCCTTTAGACTTTAATGATGTTGCGCAAATAGCACAAATACAAGTTCAAAAGAATTTTTATTATGATGAAACTTTTGATGTAGAATTAGGTACACATAGACCTAGACAAATTAAAAATTCAGAGTTTGTTCTTATACCTAGATTAATTAAAGGCACAGACCTTGAAAAAGTATACAATGCTATGATTGCTCATGGTATTGACCAACTTAATACTGTTGAAACTTCTAAAGCAGGTAAACGTAATATTCAAAAATTATGGGATAACGATGGCAGACTTGTTGATAGTTGGTTAAATCCTGAAAATAAAACTATAGAAAGTGGTAAAGAACTTTATGATTATAATTATCTATACACTCAGCAAGAAACTCCTCAACATATGAATGCTAGAAATAAAGCTGGTATTCAGATTATGAAAAAAATAAAGGATAATATAAACGAAGATAGTCCTTTATATTATAATAAAAAAGAGATTGAAGATATGTATTGTTATAATATATTAGATTCATTTCAATCTCTTATGCGTACTTTAGGAGTTCCTTTAAATTCAGATGGAACAATAAAAACTGTTAAAGATGATAGAGGAAATTTAAAAATAGCAGGTATTGACGCTGAAGTTATGTGTAGTTTTATAAAGGATGAAATTATTCGTAGAAATATGGATAGTAGAATGCTAGACTTTGTAAGACTAGAAGATTCCCCCGTAATAGAGAATACAGATATAGAATTTGGTTTAGATACTAAAATACCTCTTTATGCTAATCCTAGTTTATCTACTAAATTTGAGAACATAGTTCAAGCTATGTTTAATAATAGAATTACTAGACAAAAACTTCCAGGATTTCATGCTGCACAAGTAACAAGTACCGGTTTTATATCTAGTGAAAAAGTAGATAAATATATTCTTCGTAAAGGTTATAGAAATAAAAATTATCCTGATAATATTACACCTGAAAAATATAATACTTTAAAACCAGGTGAAAGAGTTCGTTATCAAAAAGTAAGTGGTGATGTTGCTATATCTGAAGAACTTCAATATTATCCTGCAAAATATAAACATAAAGAAACTGGTGAAATAATTACAGAACGTGAATATTTAAAATTAAATAAAGATTATGCTAAAGATTACGAAAGAGATGGCGCAAGTTCTGTAGTAGAAGTAATTGTTCCGGTAAGTGCATTTAATCTTTCTAGAAGAGATGCAAAAGGTAATTATAAAAGTGATGAGGATTTACTTAAAGAATTAAAAGATGAAGGTCTTGATGAAATTATAGGTTATCGTATTCCTACAGAAGGTAAACAATCAACAGCTGTTATGAAAATAGTAGGATTTATAGATGAAGTTTATGGTTCTACTATCATAGTTCCTGATGGTTGGGTTGCTCAAACAGGTTCTGACTTTGATATTGATAGTGTTTACACTATGGTTCCAAATAACAAATTAAATGATATTACTAAGAAAGTTGAAAAGGTTAATTATAAAAGAGATGATTTTGATATTTATGATTATATTGATTATATAAAAACACGTTGCGATGAGAAAGTAAATAGCAAAATAAAAGACGAAATCAAGGAACTGAGCAACTATATAGCCGGTATGCGTGATGAAAATAGTGAGCACCTTAATTTACTATTCGACAAACGATTACTCCTCTTAAATCGATTTTCAGAAAATTATACGAACATTATAAACGAAGCATATAAAAAAGCAGAAGAAGATAATAAAGGTAAATCTAAATCTGAAATAACTATTGCTAAAGCACAAGCTGTTATAGATGCATTACAAACTTATTATGAAGCTAATCCTAATATTAGTGAAAAAAATAAAGATAAAGTTTTGCAATATGTTGAACAAGAGGAAGAAATTATAGATGCTATAAATAATAATAGCAAATATAGTCAAATGTTTAAAGCAGGTTTAGAAAATATAAAAGCTAATAGATTAGCTAGAATAGAATCTTTAGCTGAAAAACATGGACTTTTATCTTATAAAGCATTTTTACAACTTCCTACACCTGTAAAAAATAGTAAGGATGCTAGAGATAATAATTTAATAGACAATATGCTTACTATTTTAAAGAGTGATTTATCTTTACAAGAAAAACTTGCTACTTCTAAATTTACAGATATTACTAATGTTAGAGATAACATTATGCCTAAATCTGAAAAAGAGAAACGTAAAATGAGAAGTCCTTTTGATATAGAAGCACAAGCTGCTAATCTTGAGGATGCTATTAGTGGTAGAGAATTAAAAGGTATATCTGTACAATGTGATAATATGGTATCACTTTGTAATAATACTAAACCTACTTTAACAAAAAATTCTAAAATAACTATAGAATATCCTTTTAATGAAAATTATAATGATGCGTTTGTATTAGAACTTAAACATAGATTTGGTAAAAATAATGTTACAATAGATAAAAAACGGAATATAATAAAAATTGAACATGATAAATTTGGTTGGAGTGAAGATAACAAAGGTGTTAATGGAGACTATATAACAATTTATGCTTCTGAAGTAACAGCTCACCAATTAGATATTATTAAAGAAGGTGGTGTGCCTAATGTTAATAAAGAAACATTTAGAGTATATCGTATGTTTCCTGATATAGGTTCTAATTATGAAACTGCTGTTAGTTTTATGATGCAACCTATTGTTACTAAATTAGTTCAATTTCAAAATAGTAGAAATTCTATTTATAATAAAAAGTACTTAAATCCATTTAATGAAACTATAAAAACTATAGGTGAATCTTTTGGTATAAATACAGAAAATAAACCTATATCTGATATAAAAGAAGAAATTGAAAGTAAAATTCCTGACTTTAAAAATTTAAAAGAAGAATTTGTTGTTCTTAATAGTGATTTATTAACACAAAGGCTTAATGATGAAAATATAGGAATTGATAATAATATATTCGATTATTTAGTATTATTGCAATATGATAAATTAAAAACTATAGGTGATAAAATAAATGCTATTAGTTTTGTAACTAATCCTGATAAGTTTGGTGCTAAACAAACAATGTACGATACATCTATAGTTTTTGATAGAATAGATGAAATAATACATGATAAATTTCCTGTATTTGAAAAAGTAGATGATAAACATTTTTTACAACGTTTATATCCTGGAGTTGAAAAAGGTGTTGAAAGATATTTAGCAGAAAGCGATGATTCTCAAAGTATATATCCTAGTGCTCATTACTTTTTAAAATATGCTTCAGCTGCAAGTATTGTTATAAATAGAAGTTTATTTATAACTGAACATCCTAATTTTAGAGAAAATATAGATAGATTATTATATTCTTTAAATCATAATGTTAAATATTTAAAACCAGAAGTATATAATAGTTTTAAAAAGTATATGATAAACTATATATATTCTAATTTAGATATTATAACAAAGCCTGTAGCTATAAACAAAGGTAAGTTAGAAATAACTGATGGTAATCCAATGGCTGAAAAAAGACGTATAGCAGGTTATGGTTGTAGTGCTGATTTAAAAATAAAAGATGGAAATAAATTTGTAGAATTTAAACCAATTGACTTAACATATCCTACAGAAGAAGAAATAGCTAAATTTTCTACTTATAGTCCTGCTCAAAAAGTTTATTTCTTACAAACTAGATTTTCTGATAGTTTAGTATGTAATTTCTTACAAGTAGATTTAAATGTACAAAAAGATTGGCTTAAACAAAAGAAAGGTGCTCAAGCTATAACATTTAAAGAAAATTCTAATAGTCCTGATTATATTATAGAACAATTTGAAAATATGTTCTATAATGACCATCCTTTTGTAAAACTTACAGCATTAGATTTAATAAAGTATGCTACAGTTGTAGAGGGTAATAATTTTAAATACGGTTCTATTAACAAAATAATAGGTAATTCTCCTTTATTACAATCTTTAGATAGCAAAGGTACTGGAATTGTAGATTCCCTAAAATATAAAGTTCAAGATTTTGTAAAAAATAATATAACAGAAGAACATAAAAGGTTAGTAGATAGTTTAGTAGATAGCTTTATAAGAAGTAATTCTACAATGTCTGACATAGCAAGTTGTTATTTAGATGATGAAGAAATAAAGAAATTTGAAAGATTACCTCGTGGAGTATTAAGAATAGTTCCACAACGTGATAATAGTCAATTTTTATTAGATAACAATATATGTTATGAAGATAAAGTAGAATATGCTCCTAATGACAAAAAACAATTTGTACCAAATAAATATGTACTTATTAAAGGTAAATTTGGTAAAAAAACTTTATATAAAACAGTAAATAAAGATGGTAGAATTTACTTATATCCTTTAAATATTCTTGAATCAAATGAATACGGTGCATGGAGTAGTAATTCTAAAAATAATATATATGAACGTGCTACAACTTATGAAGCTTTTATAGATGCTTTAGAAGATAAAGAAGCATCTCAAATAGATGTTAAAAAATTATTTGATGAAATTAAGCAAGACGCTATAAAAGATAGACCGGAAAATGTAGCAGTTGTAAAATCTAAAGAAGATGGTATTGTCGATGTATATGGAGATGATTCTCCTAGACAAGCTTTACGTAAAAGAATAATAGATTATTTTAGTAATCCTCTTTCTGGTAAATTATATTTACCTAATACTTATTTAAATAATACTATAAAAAGTTTTAATTCTCAAGTTTTTGAATTAGATGGTAAATTATTTAGAGTTAGAAAAGTAGATGTTTCAAAATATAATAAAGCTGCTAAACATAAAAATAACGAACAATTAAATGAAGCATTGAAAAATGCTATTCCTGAATTTGAAAATTATATAAGAACTACATTAACTAATAGTGATTTTGTTCAGACAACTTTTGAAATAGAAGATATTAGCAACGAAGATGAATACTTTTCTACAGCTGTTGAAGAAACTCCATTAGATACTGTAAGCAAAATAGATGCTACTATTAGACGACAAACAGTACATGATGAAAGCGAAGAAGCTAATCAATTTCATATTGATTCTACTATAGATTCTAAAGAGGCAGGTAATAAAACTGCTGAAGAACAAATGGAAGATATGGTAATAAATATGAGAAAATTTGCTGAAACTCGTGTTGAAAATATAATAAATGGTGTTGGAGGTTTAAAATACTTTGTTGAAGATGGTACTGATTATATTCCTATGACTGACCCTAGAGTCTTTGAAATAATGACAAGTAACAAAGGTGCAAAAGTTCATAGAAATTATATTAAAAATTTATTAGAAATTAAAAAGCTTTTAGCTGATTTTGAACCATTTAGACATTTTGTATATGATGAAAGTAATAGTCATTTAAAACCTCATATAGATGCTATATTACATAAATTAGATGAATTATTAGCTTCTCCTATATATCAATTAGCAGAGAAAGAATATGTTACAAATTATCTTGCTAAAATAAGTAATAACCCTAATATCAAAAATGATATTATTTCATTATTTGATAACTTCCATGAAACATCGTATTTAGCTGCACATATAAATGATTTACAAGATAGTAACAATCCTATAATACAAATAGCTACCAAAACTATAATGGCTGATATTAGAGCCAAAGATTTACAAGGTAAAGAGGTTATTAGGAAGTTTAAAGAACAAGTAAGTGCTTTGCAAGCTGAAGCTAAAAAACATGGACTAAATATTAACTTCGATAATATTATAAATGATGAAGGAATGTTTGTTCAAGAATATAATGCTCAGTTTGAAGAAGATTTGAAAACATTAGAGAAAGGTAAAAGAGAAGCATATTCTGCATATCTTTCTTTTACGGGGGATGAATATGACAAAGCACAACTTTTTAATACATATCTTAAAGCTAAACGTAAATATGAACTATTTTTAACTAAAAATATTAATAGAGAAGTTGCAGATGGTTTTTATGTAGGTAAATTAGCTTTAGATGAACGTTTCATAAAAGAAGATGGAAACTATGAAGACGTATATGTAGCATATAAAATGTTAGTTGACCAAAAATATAGACTGTTAAATAAAGTAACAGATAGTGAAGAAATATCTGGTAATGAAAGAGAAAAAAGACTTGAAGAAATTGAAACTAAAATACATGCTTTAAAATCTAACTACTATCAAACAGCAGATGGTCTTTGGCATGAAAAACATGATTACGAACCTTATACTCTTTCTAGTGACCCAAAGACTAGAAGACTTCAAAATATGTATTCTGCATCAGCTGCTGATAAAATAAGTGATTATACTAAAGAAAATAGTAAATTATATAGCACTTATTATGATACTGATGAAAAGTTTGCATTTAGAGAAACATTAGAAAATTGTTTAAGTACTATAAATAAATATGAACAAGTAGACCCAAATACAGGTCTTCCTACTCGTACAAGAGAATCTTTAGAAAAAGAAAAAGACTATATGCAAGCTAAGCTTTGGCTTAGAAAAAATGCTATAAAAACTATATATTTAGATAAAGAAACTATAAAAAGATATAATGCTCAAAATAGAGATTGGTTTAAAGATTATTTAGATGGAAAAATTCCAGAAGATAGTAGTGAATTTAGATATTTAATACATTTAGCACAAGAATATTTTTCTAAAAATAGAGGTGAAGGTTCTAATAGAAAAGCTGCATATAGAATAATAGGAGAAAAATATAAAGATTCTGATGGTTATGTGGATGCTACTCAAATGTCTGAAAAAGAAATAGAAGTTATTAGACAAGATGAGTTAGCAAAATACGGTATAGGTAGAAGTAGTCAATTTAATGAAAAAAGTATTATACACAATGGTTTAGATGATGGTATTCTTTATACAAGCGACTTCTATAAAGGTATGCAAGTTGGCGGTGCTACTAATAAAGATTATTTAGATTTAGTATTTAAAATTAATACAATATTAAGTAGAGGTTTTATTAGAAGTACTAGAGTATTAGATACTACTTTATTAGATGCTACTGATTTGAAGAATCTTTTAGATTTATTTGAAGACCTTGGTTATAATCAATATAGTAGTGAATTTGATAGAAAAAGTAAGGTAAATAAACACGTTGGTGTTACAAAAAGAAAAATAGAAAGTGTTAAAAAATTTATAGATGAAAATGTTTATTTTGTTATAACTCCAGAAGAACAAGCAGAATTTGATAGACAAAAAGCAATAATTGAAGCAACAGGTGATGACAATTTAATTCAGTTGTGGTTAAAAGTAAATCAAGAATGGACAGATGATAAAGGATTTGTTCCGAATCATTTATTATGGGGTCATGCTAAACCTAAAGATGCTGTCAAAGATAAATTTACAGATTATCAAAAAACAGCTGCTATAAAAATATTAAACGCTACATATGTTACTAGACCTACCAAATATTATGAAGATAAATTAAATGAAATGATAAAACGGTATGGTGTAGAAAGTGCAGAATATAGAGATTGGTATAATAAAAATCATGTATACAATCCTTATAGTCATAGATATGAACCATTACCTTGTTGGACAACATCTAGATATAATGATAATATAGATGCTGATTGGATTCCTAATGGAAATATGCGTATATCTAAAGTAAAAGATGAATATGCAAATCCATTTCATAAAGAAGGAATGAATGAAAAATCTAATTATAAATCTAAAGCTCAAAGAGAAAGAATTAAACAATATAACGAAGACACTTATTTTTCAGAAACTACTGAAGGAAATTCTAATATTGAAACTATTCCAGATACTTCTTACGATTCTAAAGTTCAAGCTAACGAATATGAATTAGAAATGAAGAAGTTATTCCAAGAAATGCTCTATAAATTAGCTCAAAATAAAAAAGCTAAACAAAGAGTAGAAGAAGGATATATGGCTTTAAGAAGTAAAGGTGAAAAATCTAATAAAGAAGTTATAATATCTGAATTTCTTAAATTATGGGGTATTGATAAAGGTGGAAGAACTACATGGGATGGAAGTGATAAAGTAGATTATGGTATGGATTATATACCTAATATGCCAATGATGAATGATTTAAAAGGTAAACATACTGAATATCCTCCAAAACTTAGTGATTTTCCTAATACTCCTGAAGGAAAAGAAAAATATAAAAAAGCAGTAGACGATTACAACGCCCGTAAAGAAGAAGTAGACAAGAAAAATAGAGAAATTCATAAATCTCTTATTGATAAAAATTGGGTTAGTGTAATGGAAGATTTTATTGAAAAAGCTACACATTATAATGCTTTACAAGATAATAAATATCAGTTATATTATATAAAGAATTTGTTGGAAGATATTTCTAGATATAAAACAAAACATGGTAAACCTATAATAGATGAACGTAAAAGTACACCAGATAATGTAGAATATGTAAAAGAAGGAAACACTGCACTTATAGACCAATATAACAATTGGGTTATGAGATTATTATTTGACCTATATAGAGTAGATAAAGGAAAATATACTACAGCTGCAAATATAATGCAAAGTATAACTTCTACTTCTTTTATGACTATGAACGTTAGAGGTGGTATAGCAAATATAACTGTTGGTGAATCTAGTATGTTAGGTGAAGCATTTGCTTCTCAGTATTTTGGACATAAAGATTTACAAATAGCTAATGCTAGATATGGTGCTGGACTTATAAGTTATTTTGCAGGTTCTATGGATGAAACATCTTCAAGTTTACAAGACGCTATAATCAAAGGTATGGAAATTGTAGACTATGATATGTTAAATGGTGTTGTAACTCAAATACCTTTAGAGAAATGGACTGAACGAGTTAGAAACTTTACATATTCTCCTAATAATATGGGTGAACATAAAATGCAAAATACTGCTATGTTTGCAATGATGGAATCTCATAGATTAGTTCCTAATCCTAAAACAAATTCTTATGGTACTGCTAAATATGTATTAATGAACTTTAATGAATATTTAGAAAATATAAGAATAGAAGCATTACTTCAAGTTTTAACTGAAAATCAAAAACAAGAATTTCAAGAATGGTTAAAAAGAATTAAACAAAATCCTGAACTTGGTATAGATTTTGCTTGGTATAAAAAAGAACCTGTAAGTCAATTTTTAATGAAACGTTGTACTAAAGAACAACGTAAAGAGTTTGATAAAAAAATCAAAGAAAATAAGAAACTTAAAAAAGAAGAATTTGAAAAAAATCCTACTTTATATAGTCAATTAGAGTTAGGTTCTGATAAAAAATTAGCATTTAAAGCAGATTCTTTACTTAATGAAATGAATCATTTAGAAGATGGGCAAGAAGTTACAGATGCTTATAGATTAATGGGAGAATTTAAAGGAAGATGTATTTCTGTAAATAAAAAGATACATGGTAATTATGGTAAATTAGATTCTGCTAGAATTGAAAAATTTGGTTGGGGAAGATTGTTAATGCAATATCATAAACATATTCCAACTGGTATAGCTAAACGTTATAGAAAACAAGGATATTTTAATGAAGAACGTGGAACTATAGAAAAAGGTAGTTATATTTCAATATTAGATTTTCTATCAATGCCTATTAAAATGATAGAAGAAGGTAGAGAATTAGATAGTGAAACAAAAGAAACTATAAAAGGTTTACAAAAAGTAGCTGCTTATGCTGTTGATTATTTTAGATATTTAAAAATGTATAAAGGTGTTATGCCTGAATATGAAATACAAAATATGAATAGAATAGTAGGTAATTTATGTGGTATCGCTTTAGCTATAGGTCTCGCAATATTAGCTCATATGGGTTGGGATGACGATGATGAAAGTTTAGCATATAATCTTCTTATATATGAAACTGACCGTCTTGCTACTGAAGCTTCAGAGTTTTTCCCAATAGGTGGTTATGGACAACTTAAGAAACTTATATCTAGTCCAGTTGCAGCACAAACATTAGTACAAGATACTTTAAATATATTAGGTACTTGTTTTGGTGTTATAGTTCAAGGTGAAGATTACAATCCTTATTTTGAAACTGGTCGTTATGCAGGTAAACTTAAAGGTTGGGTTTATTTTGAAAGACGTCTTCCTTATTGGAGAAATTGGGTAGCATTAAGAGATTTAGGTGAAAGTAATCATTATTATAAATTAGGAGATAATGCACTTAGTTTTATACCTGTTAAAGCAATTGGTGAAAAGTTTAGAGAATAGTACAGTAATAAGTAAAAAAATATAAAAAAATACTTGTAATTATAAATATAATGTTGTATATTTGCAAAAATAAAGAATAACAATTAAATTTTAATATTATGCTTAAACAAATTAAAGTAAAAAGACCTGATGTTATAAGTGTAGTACCTTTTACACAAAATAGAAGAGTTAAACGTCCTTATGGAGGTGGGCTTCAAAAAGGTTATACTCCTGATGAATTATTAATGTTACAACAAACTATAAATAGAAATCCAGTAACATTAGATGAAGAAGGTAACTTAATAATTGATGATAGACTTGTTGAAAGTGGCGCTACTCCTGAACAAATAGCTAGTTTAGAAGAACAAGCTGCTCAAAATGAAATTGTAGCACAACAAGCTGCTATTCAAGAAAAGATTATGGCAGAAGATGCAATAGCTAATACTCCTGCTCTTAATAACACAAGATATACCATTCAACCTGGTGATACTCTAGGTGCTATTGCTCAAGCATTTGGAACTGATTATAGAACTATAGCAGAAGCTAATGGTATTTCAGACCCAAATAAAATTATTGCTGGAAAAACAATTAATATTCCTACTACTAAAGTTAATACTCCCGGTCATATAAGAAGAGTATATAATCAAAAAGTTAGAGCTGCAGCTCAAGGTAATACTCCTGTAAATAATACTCAAAATACATCTACACCTCCTCCTGCTTCTAAAATTACTACTAATACGCCTACTTATACATCAAACACTAAAACTACTTCAACAGTAAATTATGATGATGATATGTTTTCTCTTATAAGACCACGTAAAGAAGAAAATGTTACATCAGATTCATTTGATTTGCTAAAATATATATATAAAAATCCTAATAGGTTTACAAATACTAATCCAAACAATACAGAAACTAAAAATATACAATTTAACAAACATACTAAAAAAGAACAAACAGCTAGAGCTAGAGTTATAGAAAGACATAATAACGAAGTTAGAGCTAGAGAAAAAGAACAAAATAGTAGTTTTTGGTCTAGGCTTGCTCATTCACTAAACGCAGCTGAACAAGGTAAAGGACAATCTTTAGCTAATGCAATGGAAGATTTTGCTGCAATTGCTCAACGTAAAGATATTCCTAAAGATGAACGTCGTGCTGCACAACAAATATCTAATGAAATAAAAGCAGGAGCTAGTGGTTTTACTACAGGTACTATGACAGGACTTAGTTTAGGTACTTTAGGTTGGATTCCTACTTTGTTAGGAACAGCAGGAAGTTATGTTGGTGGTGAAGTTGGACAAAAAATATCAGATAATTATGCTCAAAATAAAGGTTATACTAATTATATGATGATGTTACAAGAACAATATAATGAAGGTAAACCTAAAAATCAACAAATAAATTTAGAAACAACTCCTAATCCATGGGCTGTAGGTGGAAGTTTTGCAGGTGGTTTCCTTGGAGGTAAAGGAGGTTATCGTGCAACTAAAGGTAAAGTAAATACAGGTGCTACTAGAAGTAAAAAAACTTTTAAAGCTATTACAGAAGAATCGAAACCTACTGACCAAAGAACAATGAGCACTGTAGAAACTACAAAACCTAGTATGGAAGTTGAGTATACTCCTGTAAAGAAAAGTATGTCTGAAATTAGAGCTCAAAAGAAAAGAATAAGGGAGAATATAAAAACTAAAAATAATACGAATGAAAATAATTCAACTAATACTGAACCTAAACCTAAAACTTCTACTCAAAATAAAACTGATAAACAAATCGCTAAAGAAAGATTAGAAAGGATTAAACAAATAAGAGAAGAATTAAGAGAGAATAAACAAATTGCTAAAAAAAGATTAAGAAATATTAAAAAAATAAGAAAATTAAGAGAAGAAGAATTTAATCCTAAAGCAGTAAATGAAGGTAAAGAAATCAATATTTCTGAAGAAGAATTAATAAATGAAGCTTTAGCAGCTGGTCCAGAAAAAGATGTTAATCCTAAAAATAAAACTTCTTTAATGACTAGAATTAGAAATAAAGCTACAGGTGTTAAAAATTCTAAAGCAGAAACTCCAAAAACAGAAACTAAAAAACAAACTAGAGCTGAAAAGAAAGCTGAAAAAAAGATAGAAAAAGAAGCTAAAAAACAATTAAAAGAAGAACAAACTAAAGCTGCAGTTGATGCTAAAAAAGAAGAGTTAAGAACTCAACAACAAACTCAACAACAAACTCAACAACAAACTCAACAACCTAAACAAGAACCAAAACCAGAACCTAAGCAAACATCTTCTAATACTCAACAACAAACTCAGCAAAACAATAAACCAAAAACAGCAAAAGATGTTGTAAATAAAAATAAAGGAAAAGATAATAAGAAAGGAAAGAAAAATAAGAAAAAATAAAATTTAATTGTTAATCGTAATAGAGGTAATAGAAATATTACCTCTATTTTTATATGTACTGTATATGTTACTAGAAAAAGTAAAAAAAATATTATATTAAATAAAGATGTTAGCTAATTTATTTTTAAATCCTAAAATTCGATTTAAGCGTGTCAATACCTTTATAATATAATTATACCTAAAATGTATTTGAAAGGCTTAGACAAAAGAATAAGGGCACATACAAACGTATATGCCCTCAAACTTAACACAATGAGATTATTACAAAAAATATTTATCTATAAGTTTACTAATTTCACTTTTAGGAAAAGTACCAACTTTAACTTTTAAAATTATTATTCCATCAGTGAAAACTGTAGTTGGAAAATCTGTCACACCAACTTTATCTGCTATATATTTAGCAAAACTATTGTTGTTAATTTCTTCAACATCATAAGTTAGAAGTTGAATAGGTTTACTAACAACAGCTATTTTTTCTTTTATGATGTTTTTCATGATATGACATCCTTTACAACCTTTAGTTGTAAATATAGTTATTTTTTGGTCTTTCATTTTGATTGAGTTCCTTTGTTTTTATCAGCATCTTGTCCACAATGATTACATTTAATAATGTTTACTTCAACTTTTTCATCAGGAACTTGAACTTGTTGATAATAAGCATCGTGACCATTGAAACTGATATTATGCATTTCAAGTCTATTATCTAAAGCGCTTTCATACATTTTCATAGCTGTTAATTGAACAACAATTAAAGCATATTCTTCTTTATCAATTTCTTCTTTAGCTTTATCAGATTCAATAAATTCTGTTAATTTTCTACGTCTTTGTACTAAATGTTGATGCTCTTGCATCATTCTTTCTACATATTTTTCCATTTTAATTATCTTTTAGAGGTTTATTATAAATTCTACTAGATATTTCTTCCTTAACATATTTTGCTAATTTTACTGTAAATGGTGGTTCTATCAAATTTTTAGTTTTATCACAATCATTATTAAAATCTTTTATATCTTTTAACTCATGTGCTATTACTAAATTACCATTTTTGTAATATTCAGCATAATATTTTGGTTTAATAATAGATACATCTATTTCAACTTCTTCGTTTATTTCTTCATTTTCCTGTGCTTCCATGTCCACCTTCTCCTCTTTCTGTTTCTGAAAGTTCTTCACTTTCTACTAAATTAATAGAAGGATAAGCAACAATGATAAGCTGAGCTACTCTATTACCTACTTCGTAAGGTACAGTTTTATTAGAAGCATCGCGATTCTTAAAAGTTACCATTAATTCTCCACGATAACTACTATCGATAACACCTACATGATTTGTCATATAAGCACAAGTTTTACGATTAGAACTACGTGGAAATACAAGTCCTACATAACCTTCAGGAATTTCAATTGCTAATCCTGTTCCATAAATATGATTATCTGATTGTTCATCATATTTATAACTAGTTGCTGTTAAATCTAATCCTGCATCACCAGGTTTTGCATACTGAGGAATTACAGCTGATTCATCAAGTTTTTTAATTTTTACATCCATATCTTTATTATTTAAAAGTTAGTTTATGCAAATATACGAAAAATTAAATTACCAAATGTATTTTTCTAATAATTTATTTTCAATATAATATATTTCTATAGGTTTAGTACTTTGTTTTTGTGTTTATTTATCAGTGCATTCTTCTTTACGGGGGAACATATTTGCAATATGACAGATAAGATAAAGAATTTTATTTGTTCCCCCGTAGAAGAAAGGTATGCATTTTTACTGTATCAACTCAATAGCTTCTTCAAAAGCACTTTGCATTTTAAGACTATCACCACCATATAAAGTTCCATACATACGTTTAATATCTATATCATCTTTAACGTTAGCGAAATAACCTGTTATTGCATTATATGCACCCCAAGCTGTTCCTATAACATTTTGTTGATTTTCAGCTGTAAAATAATAATCAAGTATAGTATTTATTTGATTAACTTTACGTGTACTAATTCCAGTTCTTTCCATAGTCATATAGTCTTTGTTTAATAGTTTTTTAAGACCAGTATTATAATCACTATCAAGAACATCAGAAAATTCATTTTTACTAAGAATTAAGGAAGAAATATATTTAGTAACTTCTTCATCAGTAAGCTTTGTGTTATACATAGCAGTATATAGTTCTGATATGTTATTACAATATTGAAGAGAAGCTTGTATTACACTACTTCCTAATTCTAATCTGCTAGTTACAGATGTAGTATGTTTAAGACGAATATAACTATCAGCACGACGTCTAGCTGAACTTAAACAATTAAAACAAAATACTCTAACAGGTGTAAATAATATATTTACACTCATGGTACCATCATGAGAATTGCTAAATACAAGATAATTATCTACTATATCCACATTTCCTACTTTAATTGTTTGAGGAAGTTTAGCTACAAGATATATTAAATGTCCATAACCAAAACATCCTGCACTAACCCATTCAGCTTGATTGTTACCTATAGCATCATCAAAGAAATTAAAAGCTTCAGTATTTTGTACTACAGTATACTTATCTTTTACTATACCAAGAGGTATATTCTTATCAGTTCTATAAGTTGCAAAAGCATCAGGACAAGGACGATATACATTTCCATCGTAGGCAAAATCACCCATTAATTTATTAACTGTATTATCGCCATTTGTAGTAAATGGCATTTTAGCTACTAATCCACATTTATCAACAAAGAAGTCTAAATGTGCTTTTTCCATAACTTCTCTTGCAGTTTTACAATCTGATACATCAGTACCAATAGAACCATTCCAAGGAAGTCCTTTAACAACATATTTACTCATATTAAATATAATTATAAAATGTTACACTATTATAATCATACTCTACTGATAGTATTCTATCTTCTACAATACTTTGGTCAAAAAGTATATTTACTTTAGCATTTTTTGCTACTCGACCTTCATCATGTAATTTATTGAGAAACTCTCTGAGTTCCTCAAATTCAATGCCATCTCCGTTATTTAATTGATGATGTTTCATTTTATTATAAGACTTTCGTTAGTTTTTAATCTTGCTAAATTAGGATAAGCACTTCCGTTCTCTTCTAACTTAGCTTTTAATTCTGTTTTAGATACACTTGTTTTAAGCTTATAAGTATCAGTATAAAGAGCTATAGCTTTGATAGCATTAAAGCCATTAGGTGTATCAATATCCTTTATAGGAATCTCTACTGTAAATGATGCTTTAATGTCATCAATCTCACGTTTAAATTTTGGACTTACCTGCATTTCAATACCATTGACAACATTAATTTGATTTGTTTCTTTCAAATATGTTATAATATTTTGTAAATCTTCAGCAGTACTATTAATAAGCTCTTCATTTACTTCAACAGCTTTTGTTTTACGAACAGATACTTTACCAGTACCATAATCAATAAACTTAACATTATTCTTATTAAGTTCACCAAATTGATTGATAGCTGTTACTAATATATTAGTTAATTTTTCAATAGTTTTTGACTTTTGGTCAGCTATTTGAGTAAGACGATTTATTTCATCTTCTACTAATTTAACATCAGATTTTAATTGTTTAATTACATTAGTATAATTTTGTACTTTTGTTTTAAAAGTATCTTGAGTTATCTTCAATTTTTCTTCTAACTCTGGTGTTAATTCTCCACCATTTTCTTCGAGTTCATCAGTTATATCTAATAATTCTTTTTCAATTTCAAATATATTCATGTTATTTAGTTTTTAGTGTACTTTTTTTTATATAATGTTTAATTAATTTTTTTTAATGTTATTATAGCAATTTTCATGCTCTGCTTCTATGTCTAACCATTTACTATCTTTGTTCATATTTTTCTTTGTAATTCATAATTTATTGTTTAATTATTTAATTTTCAAGTATAACATATTTTTCTATCATAGTAATAGGAATTTCATTGCCTGAACAATCATAATAGTAATATAGGTTAGTACTTAATTTGTCAAACTCGTTTGGCTCATGCAAATATAGAATATTCCAACCACAATCTTTGAGTTTTCCTGCTATTACTTTTGGAGATTTAGCATTTGGTTCTATCATATTGTTGATACGTATATAAATGTTGGAGACTGGGATGAATGGGGTATTAAACCTTTTCTCCTTTTCATTTAATTCTACTTTAGTTTTCATTTTGTTTATGTTTTAAAACTTATATGCTCAGATTTATAAGGAGTTTTAGCACAAAGTTCGATATGCTGAAACATATCTTTTTTTTTGTTCCAGCATATCTACTGATTGTTCAATTAGTTTCATTATTTGTGTTTTCATTAACACGTTTAACAAATATTCTTATAATTAATAATCTTTTATTATTATTTTTTATAATTATATAATCTCTTTTCTTAACAACATACCATATTGTATTTATATTCAACAATTCATCTATATTAGGAATTATAGTACAATTGTCATAATCAACAAGTAATGGACAGTTATTATTTAAGTCATAAATTTGTAATTCAGTGTTCATATTTAATCTAGCATATAATATTGTCTAACTAAATCTTCATTTTCTTTTAAAAATAATTTACATTGTTCTTCAGTATGAAAAGCAAGAAACTTATAACTATTAGTACTTGTACAGATTAAAATATTAGAAAAGACGTGTTTATATATAGCATATTTTTGAGTTCCTATATCACGCCATTCTTCATCAGTTATAGCACCACCAAATCTTGGGTCATTAGCTATAATTTGAGTAATTTGTGAAAATGCGAATATAGCTTTAGCTTGCTTTTCTGTTGCACAAACATTGTACCCGTCTTTATCAAATACAACGTTATCCGTTTCTTTTACTTCTTCTATGTCTCCAAAAGTAGTTACATAAAAACCTGTTATGGGAAGATTGCTATGTCTCCAAGTATCTATTCTTTTAAAAATTATTTTGTCAAATGTAGAATTTTCTTTATCTATTTCATATCCTTCAAGAGGAGTTATTGTAATACCATTATCAATATTTTTAATTACATATTTTTTCATATTATTTATTTTATTAATTAACACTTTCTGCAAATGCTATGGCACAACGTCTTGCATCTTCCATATTTTTTACTTCAAAACCAACAGGCATACTCCTATCTTCTTCTGGATGTTCTTTTAAATATTCATCAGTCCATCCACTACTTGCTTCACAATTTCTTCGTTTAACAATATGTCCTATTCCAAAACCATAAAAAGCTCTATGTGACCAACCATACCATTTACGTTCTTTTTCTGAAAAACCAATACAAGCAACTTGTGAAGTACTATTAGAAAATTGAGAATAACTTTCTACTTTTGTTATACCATGTTTTATAAATAATTTTATCAACCCATCATTATAGGTTACAGTATCATCTTGTACAGATGATTTTAAAGTAATATAGCAATTATTCATATAAACACTACTATTTACTACTTTACAATTCTTTTTTTTATAAATTTTCTAATTTCTTCCATATTATTTATTTTTTCCATATTATTTATTTTTTACTTGTTCTTTAAATTTACTTGTTTTACGTTTAGCTAAAAGTCTTTTTAATTCTATAACCTTTGAATAAAACAGAATACCAACACCAATTAAACCATTGTTTGGAAATTATCTCACCTTTAGTATTGATAAAATTATATTTTCCATCTAACTCCACTCTACTAAAACCATCTATAAAATTACAACAATCATCAAACCATTGCTCGGAAAGGTATTCTCCTTTAATGTTTATAAAGTTCATTTTATTGTTTAATTTAACTTTAGCGAAACCCTTAATACAATCATTGAAACACCAACAATAATCAAACCATTGATTAAAAACTATTTTCCCTTTAGTGTTGATAAAACTTCTTTTATTATTTAATCTAACAATAGCAACACCATCTATAAAATCCAAACAGTCATCAAATTTAGCAATATCAGATATATCCACCTCTTTTAAAAGTGTTATTTCTGAACACACAAATTTACCATTGCCTTCAATTATGTTTCCACCACATTCTACTTCATAATATACATTCTTGCCATTATTAGGATAAAAATACCAAGTTTGATACAATTTGTGACAAGCATGAAAACCGTTACCACAAAGGCATATTTTACCATCGTATCTATAGGTTTTTCCTATTTCATAAGTGAAATATCTGCATTGCAAAGTACCATCATCATTTTTATGAAATCCTTTATATGCTTTCATATTTGCAAGTTATTAGTTATACATACTTTCTTTTGCAGGTAGTGCAAGTCCTTTGGGTATCAGTCCACGATAGTCAAAATGATTTCGGATGAGAAAGTCTAATTCCAATGTTTGATTGAAATGATAATCTCCATCTCTAATGACACCATAATGACCAGATAATATACGATTGCGTAAATCTATCAATTCTTGGTTTACTATTTCTTCTAACTCATCTTTTTCTTCTTCAGTCATGCTTTCCATCGGACGCAAATATGGCTTAACTAATGTTATTGGATAGTTTATTCCTCTATCAGTAGAGACTCTCCCGTCATACACTCCCGTGAGTTTACTATTAACAAGTCCGTTAATATGCACTAAAACTCCACATGGTAGTCTTGCTGACAAGTCTTTTACTAATAATTGTTTTTCTTCTTGTATCATAATTTGTATTATTTTATTTTTTATTTATTACTTATTTTTTATTTATTACTTATTTTATATTTTTAATATATATTCTTTTAGGTAATCAGCAAAATCCATAACATATTCTGTGGCAACAAGCCATCTTATACCACCTGTAAAAATATAATAAAGCATAGAAGTAATAGGAAACGTTAATAATGCAATCGCCAAAATCAAAAGAAAAAGTGGTATAAAAAATACAGCGAATATTGTCATTTTTATAATGTTCATTACTCATCTCCTTTCGTTTAATTTATATAAGATGTTAAATCTTTAGTATTAATAGGAATTTTATCTAAATAACAACAATTCTTTCTACCATCAAGATAATTAAATATATAATTAAGGTGTCTTACAGTAACATCACTATAATATGTCTTGTTTATATAATAAATACCGTTTATTAATTGACAAATAACAGTAGAATAAGAAAATATCTTATCTGTTGTTGTAGATATTCCTTTAACTTTAAGTTCTTCGTGATTTTTAAACCAACGTTCTATTAGTTCTTTGTTTGACATTATATTTCAAATTTTTCTCCATCTTGTTCAACATAATATTCTTTAACTCTAGTATAAACTTCACCCTGATTAGTTATAATCAGGGTGAAGTCTGTACTAGGTTCATACATAAGTATAGCTGAAGTTTCAACTTTACTTATTATTGCTGTTATTTTCCTTATTATCATATGTTTCTTTACATTTAGGAGTTGTAGCAGAAAATGCTCTAGTTATATAAGAAAGCGTCATAAGAGAATAACAAGCTAAATCTTGTAAAGTATCTTGTATAGATTCATCTTTACATACTAATTCTTTTCCATTAGAAAGATTTACAAGTCTATTACATTTGTCATAAATTCTTCCAACTCCATAAGCAAAACCTATATTATCCATTCCTTTGTCAAAAGAATTACCATAATCATGATTCTTTTTAGCATAAAGTTGAATACAGTTTTTTGCTTCTTGTGTAAATGCTAATACCTCTTTAGATATTACATTTTCGTCTATTTGTATTTTTATTTCAATCATTGCTTATTTGTTTATTAGTTAGCATACAATAAATATCATTTACTTTAAATCCTTTATTAATTAAGTATTCATCTATACTATGATTCTTTATAAATAATGAGGTTTCATAATCTAAAGTAATACAATGAGGTGTATTTGTTGGATAATCAAATACGTATAAATATTTAAACTCATATTTATTCTTTAAATCAGCATCACTACCACGTTCTCTTATAACAGGAATTGCGTCTTCATCATCTAGTTGTTCTTCAGTGTCCCAATTGTAATCACAATCTATAAAATATTTATCATCTATTGGATTATCAGCTAATACTTTTTCTAACTTTCTTACAGCTTCTTCTTTTGTTTCAGCTTCAACCTTATAGCTAAGTATTTTATCTACTTTTATATATTTATGATATTCTAAATCAAAAGTTTCCATAATTTATTTATTTAATAATTCCTTTGTTTTATTTATTATTATAGTTGTTGTTTCTTCATCTAAAACATCATATTTTAAATCTACTACGTTAGTTAAATCACATACATAATCATCATTTACACCTATCTTAAAAGCTTCTCCGTCTATATGTAATGTAATATCTACATAACCAAGATTATCTTTTGTTTTTTCAATTATATCAATATAAAAATTTCCTTCTTTTATTTGTTTATTGATATAATTTTTTAATTGTGTTTTGTAATACTTTAATGTTCTTTTCATAATTTATTCCATTATAAAGTTAGTAAAATTATATTCTAAACCATAAGTTCCAAATGCTTCAAAAAACCAACTTAAAGCATATTCTTGAAATACTTTAAGACGTGTTTCATGGTCTGCTTTTATAGTATCATCACAATTATTAAATGTACCATTTTCTAGTCTTTCATAATATAAATCTATATCTTCTATAGCTTTTTTGAAACAATCACTATTAGCAGGTTCATTGTGGGCTATATTCCAATCAACTTTTATATTCATTAAACATCCGGGAATATGAGTATCACCATGAACATACTTATCAAAATCTTTTACAATTGAAATGGCTGTATTTACAATCCAATTTTCAGCATCTTCTTCAGATGCAGTTACATATTCATCTTCTTCTTCAAGATGATGAGTTAAAACTTCTTTATATACAGGTCTAAGTAGCTTTTGTAATTTTTCTAAAAGAGAATCATACTTTATGAACTCTTTTACTATTTCTTTATTTTGTTTCATTGTTACTAAGTTTTATTTTGCAAATTTACAAATTTAATTTGAAATAATCAAATTTTTCTACAATTTTTTATTTTCAATTCTAAGCCACGATAATTTTAAAGTGGTATAGTTATACTTATTTTTGAAAATCTTCAATGAGAGGCATATAAAATCGCCCGTAGTGAAAGATATGCAAATTCAACACATCGCTATTCTACTACGGGCGATTGATTATTAACTTAAATATCTAATTCATATATTTCACCATCATCTTGTTCTTCTACAAGTTTGATATTTATATTAGTATCTTCTTTATAGTTTTTGAGAGTTGTTTTAAACCATATATCTAGAAGATTTATTTTAATTCTACCATAGTCATCTAGTTTAGTTCTACCTCCTATGTTATCAGAGGATAAAGCTATGTAGTAATGATAACTATTTGTTGTAGAATTAAATCTTGTTAATATTTTATAATATGGTCTATAAACTAATTCTCTACTTATAAGTTGATGTTGTTTTATATAAATCCAAGTTTTTTGTTTATCTACTTTATTTGTTGCATTATCATAGGCATTTAAATTCATTTCTTTTTATTATTTTTATTATCTTCTTCGCTTTTTAGTTCTTGAAAAGCTTTTCTATAAAGGTCATCTTCTTCTTCTGTTCTAAAATGATATTCTGTATTAAATATCCATTTAAACCATGTAAATGTAAATGTAAAATAACCATTATTTTTATATATACTAATTGTAGGAATTATATACCATTCTCCAGATTCTGTGGGATATGTGGAAGTACTCCTAACAAGTGATTCATAAGTCATGTCAGTAGTGAATGCATATATAACATATAGAATTATATTAGCAATATGTACACATAAAAACCAAATAATAGCTATTATTCCTATTATAGATAAAATTGTTTTAATCATATTTCTATCATTTTAATTATTTTAGCATGAAAAGGAACTTGTTTTACACCAGAACGTTCTCTATATTCAACAAATGCTTTATATTTAAGAACATTACAATGTAATTTTGCTAATTGTTCTTCTTTACTAGCATTGTAAGTACATAGAAATAGTTCATCATTTAAATCATTTTTAAGCATAAATACAGGAAGTCCACGTTTATCACTATTTACACTTACAATATCAAAGTAACCGTCAAGTTTCTTTTTATATTTAAGCATAGAGTTATTACGTCTACCACCAAATTGATATTCAGCAGCTGAATTTCGTATTACAAGTCCTTCAAAACCTGCATCTATAAATTTATCTCTAATTAATGTAGCTTCAGTTATTCCGTTTACGTTATATGATGGTAATAATACAAGTCTATCTCGATTTCTTATATGTTCTTCCTTAGATATAAATATATCATATTTAGTTTGAACATTTTTATCTAGTATAGACTGTCTACCATCAGCAGATATATTTTCCATACATAAATCATACAACCAAAATTGTAATTCTTTATGTTCAGGAATAGCAGTATTTTTAATAAAGCTATTTATATCGTTTATATTAAAACTAGGAATATACATTTCTCCATCAAGACCTACTCCTTCTTCTACCATCATTTCAATGAGTTGTTTTCCTAAATATGGATAAATAAGTTCATCCATATAAGAAAGTTTATCAGTCCAATCTACACCTTCTCTACTTCTATATTGAAATTTAAAAGGTCTAAAAAGGTCATTTTGTTTTACAGCTGTAATTATACAACGTTCACCATTGATTTTCCATTGACCAAAATATTTACCTTTTTCAAATGGTTTATTATCTTCTAATGTTTTACAAAGCATTGGAATAAATTTACCATCTTCATGAGTATTATATTTAGGTAAATAATTATCAAGATATTTGTATAATTCTTCAGTAGAATCTATTGTTTGTGGAGCATTATCATATAAATCTTCTAAAGCTTTATAACCTTCTTTACGTTTAGAATTTATCATAGAAATTGCTTCTTTATCAGAATCTTTTTCAGCGAACAGATTATCTTTTAAACCTTTTTTATTAACAATACCAGAATGTATACTGATATTTCTATTATCGTTATATGTTTCTATATGCCAAAAGATAGGTTGTCCTTTAGCATTTCTTTTATACAATGTTGTATTTATCATTTCTTTATTTTTATTGTTAATAAATTTAAATCTACTACTTTTGGTTTTGGTTCGTCAAAATCCATACTAGTTTGTTTGTTTCTAGTACGTTTAGGTTTTTCTTTTTTAGGTTTAGGAGTATAAACTAAGTTATGTTCTTTTTCATATTGTAAATTATTATGATGTCTTAAAGATAATAAATTTAAATCTTTTTCAACATCATCTGAAAACTCTTCAACTAATGCTTTAGTTATTGATAGTTCTGATTTATACATATAACTATCAGTATATATTCTATAGTTTTCGGGTCTTTCTTTACAATAATTTAAAAACGTATTTACTTGGGCTTTAAACCATTCTCCAAAACCTATACACCTTATTCTACTTCTTTCTAGTTTTAAACTACTAGGAGAAACAGGTATTAAGTAGTCATTCATTTCTTTATTTTTAATATCAATTTGTTAAGTCTAATTCTTTGTTTTTCCTTATTTTCAACAGCTTTCATTAGCTTTCTTTTTGTTATGATTTCAGGATTTATACTACGAATATGTTTATTTGTAGTAAATATTCTTTTAGTTTCAACAGTAGTATCTTTGAATATAAGTACTCTTTCTGGTTTATCTAAACAACCATGAATATACTGAAGTATTTTCTTTATATCCCAACTATCATACCACATAGCACGCTTGTAAGGAGTCTTACAAGTATGTGTTTTATAATCATAATGAGAATATAGAACAAACTTCATATCATACTTTTCAAACATACCACTTTCATCAATTTCATTTAAATCACTGCTATCTGTTGTAAAATCAATATTTCCATAACAAAAACAATGGTCTAAATTGATGTTAAAGACTTTATTACCTTTAGTTATAGATAACTTTCCGTTTTCTACTAATTCGTCTTCTTGTTCTTTTGTAACACCTATCACATACGCATATGTTCTATCATATCCAGCACTAGGAGTAAATAGATACATACAATTTCTAATAGGCATTTTCAGTGTTTTCATTGGTACTGATAACATAGCTAATTGTTTCTTTTAAAAAGTTAATAATTTCATTTTTATTATAATACTTATACAAATCACTAAAATCCTTAGCTTGATAATTAGGTAAACCAAATTCACCACGAGTTATAAAGATATAAGGAATATTGTATGTTTCATATAAATATTTAGCACCTTGTCTTCCGGTTCTATCAAAGTCTAATAGACTTATAAGTTTACCATTAGGTGCAAGTTTATTTGTTAGATATTGATATTCGTTTTCACGAAGTCTATAATTTTCACTTGGAAGATTTATAACTCCTATATTGAGTTTGACATCATCTCCCCCGTAGAAAGGATTGTTATATAAACAATTACCAATACTTAATCTATCCTTACTACTTTTAGTAATAAGAATATAATCATAATTATCTAATTCTAGATTTAGAATACCTTCTAGATTATTACAATTAGTAATGAATTTAAGTTCAATGTTTCTATTTCTAAAGGGGAAGTATAATTTAATTAGCATAACACCTTGTCTATTTTGACCAATAATATATGCATAACAAGGGTCTTTTTCTTTATAATAATATTTGGGTTCACAATCCACTGTTCTATCAATATAATATTGGTCTACAGGTATTACAAAATTAGTATTTAGATAGTTTAGATTTATACCTATACTATTCCAATACTCTTTATCTTTTTTGTTCCAACTTCTTGGTACAATTTCTATTATTTTTTGTTTATGTTTTCCTTTTTCTATTGCCTGTTTAATATATTCATCTAAGTTTTCATCTTGTTCTATGTTATCTATTTGTTTAGAAAATGTTCTAGCTATATGTTTAAGAATAAAGTAGAAGTCTTGTTTATTATTACAATTAATGTTTCTATCATACAACATACTGAGTACATATGCAACTGTACCATATACATCTTCAAAGAAACCAAAGCCACCAAAATCTCTTACTTTAAGTCTTCCTTTTTTATTTATAGCAAATCCCATAGAATTGTTATGGTCATCATCTCTAAATACAGAATTAATTAATCTTCCTGTATCTATACAATAATTAATAACATCTATAGGAATACCCAAATATTTAGACATTATAGCTACTTGACTAATTTTAGATTCTATAAAATCTTTAGTTAGATTAATAGTATATGGATTTCTACGCATATTTTTAAGTATTAAAAAAGGGTACTACAATTTTACTTGTAGTACCCCCAATCAAAAAGCATTTAAATATGGAATATCAAAAAGGTAAATCTTCTATACCAGCATTATTGAAAGCACCCATATCAGTATTGGGCATACCTCCACTAAATCCTTCAACGGCTATACCACCCATAGGAAGACCTACAGTTGGAGTTTTCTTTGTTTCTTTAGGAGTAATACTCTCTTTACTTAAATCTATACGAAGTATAGTAGGAGAAGTATTAGGTTTCTGAATTTCAATAGCACCAGAACCAATGAATTGGTCGAAACCAAGTTCTCCATTCTGACCTACATTAATCCAATCATTTTTACGTTTACGATGACGTAAAAGTTTCATCCAAATACTAATGGGTTTACCATTAGCGTCTTTGTAGCAAGGTTTAGGAGTTTCACCTTCAGCTAAATCAAAAGTACCATTAAGCATAGCAGCTGCATTAGCAAACAATGCACCATAAGCTTTAAGTACATCTTCAGGTTCTACTACAACATACTGTCCTTGTTCATCGTAATCTTCAAAAGAAAGACTTAAAGCCTCTTCTTCTTTCTCAGTAAGATTTCTTCCTTTAAGATAGAAAACATCAAGAATATGTTTAATCCAATTAAACACATTATTAACTTTCCATGCTTCAACACCATCGGGAATTGTATTTACGTTGCTTTCTACAGCAAACAGAGTATGATAAACATGACGACGTTCATTAGCATTAGCATGATTACTAGTAAAATGGAATGTAAGACGAGGACAATTCATACCTGTAAATTGTTTACCATCAGAATTAACGCTCCATTCAACTTTTACTTCTTCTAAATGACCAATGAACAGACCATTTTGTGCAGCATCTTTTTCGTGGAAACGAAGCTGAGCTGTTGCTTGAGTATCGTTAGAGATACCTCTTCTTTTCTTTACTTCTGCCATAAAATTAATATTAAGTTTAAGATAAGACAAAAAGAGTAGGAGTATTATCTACTCCTACTCCATCATGAACTAAAAACCTTATTTAGTGCGAACAATAGGGTCAGTATCTTCAACGAAGTTGATAGGATAAGCAACCACATCTACAAGTTCTTTACCATTGTGAACTTGATAATTGATAGGATTCTTCAAATCAACATCAAATACACGGTTTTTGCTCGCTTTGTCCTCTAAGTCAGCTTTAAGAGCAGTCCAAATAGCAGTATCAGTAAAGTTCAGCTGAGCTCCAACACCAGTAGCATTGGAAGTAGTCATAGTCTTACTACCTTCAGCAGCGTGATATTTAGGAGATTCAACATTCTCTACATCTTTCTCATTTATAGCTTCGATAAGTTCCTCATCTGTAGCCTCTGGATTACCAATACGTTCCATAAGAGCTTCACGATTAGCTTCAACATAAGATTTAGCATTAGCTTTCAAGAAAGCAAGCTTATCTTCTTTGCTATAACGTTCAGCAGCCATTATAGGATTACCCTTACTATCATATTTCAGGGTACCTTTAGCAATAGCCCATATTGTGAAATCAGCTACAACTTGGTCAATACCTGCTTGAGTTGTCAAATCTATACCATTTTCGTTAGCATAAGCAACCAAATCTTCATTGTTCTGTGCAATAGCGGCTTCAATAGTTGCAATGTTATTCAAGAACATGATGTTTTCACCAACAGCAACATTTAAAGCTTTACTTACCGGAGAAGTAACAGTGAATTTACCTTGAGTACTATTAGCCACAAGACGCGGTTCTGCATTAATAGTTGTAGATTTTTGACCACCCTGAATTGCATTCAGACCGAACTGTAATTTTTGATTTGTTTGTACCATAATGTATAAAATTTAAATGTGAATAAATTAATTGATTTTTAATGAATTTTTAATTAGTTTCTAGATTATTTCTTTTACTTCTTCAAAGTATTGTTCATCTATAGGTTTTTTCTCTATAGCATTTAATTCGCTATATTCTAGACAGCCCATAATAACATCATCAGCAATCTCTCTTGCACCTAGTGTAAAAGCTCTTATTGCTACCATTATTCGAGCATATTTCTTATAATTATCTTTTTCAACTAAACCTGCTGCTATAGCTTCTGAAAGATTAAAACGTTCTTTAACTTTCATAACTCTTTCAGTATTATTTACCATCATATATCTAGTAAATTCATATTCAGTTTGATAATCATAAGCTGGGGAAGGAATTCTTATTATAGGAAACTTACCTTCTTGTTTAAGTTTTATTGCTTGTTGAGGATTTAATGCTATAACACATTTTTCATTAATTTGTAATTCATGATAAGTATTATTATTTAAATCTTTATAAAACTTAAGAGGATAAACTCCTACAACGTCATTAGTAGTCTTGTCTTGTGCCTCTTTTTCAGTTCGACACTTAACGCAGTAGTCAGGAAGTTCACTTTCTTTATAAATCATATTACCGTCTGTATATTGATACAGAGGAGTATAATCTTTAGTACGTTCCCAAGTTACTCCTGCCCTCAGTAATAGACTTCTAATTATATGAACATCAACACCAGTTTTACCATTAATAACATGTATATGTTCTATACAAGAACTAAAAGGTAGTTGCAAATCTTGAGCACGCATAAGAATAGCTAATCCTTCATTTACGCTCTTAATACCACCTTTATCACTTGTCATTATCTTTTTGAGAAATATTTCAGCAGTAGCTAATTGTTTTTCATCAAAAAGATTTAAAACTCTACTTGGTGTTGGATTGCTTGTAGCACTTACTTTATTATTTGTTTCTACTACAGCAATTTCATTTGTAGCTTTACTATTATTATCTGCCATTTCTAAGAACTTGTTTTTTGGTTATACAAAGATACAACTTTTTTTTTATTCTACAATAGCAAAATCAAAATTATTTTCAATTTTGACTTCATTTTCACAATTTTTAACAATTGTGTGTGTCTTTGTCGGCAATTTTTCAGCCAATTTTGTTTCTTCTAATGAGTTTTTCACGTACAAAGTATATAGCATTAGTTTATTTGAATTAAAACGTGTTTTACTCAATCTATAGATATAAGATTCTACATCTAAACAAAGAGGACTAGTAAGTATAACAACATCGACACCTATTGCAAGGTTTTTATCAGGTGAAGCATTTGCAGATATTACATTAATTTTCTTTTCATTAAAAAGTATTTCTGCTAGAGTTCTTTGAGCTTTAGCTGCCATAATTTTACGGTCTCCTTTACGTTCTCCTGTTTGAATGAATACAGGTTCTCCTTTAGAATTAATTGCAGGAATAGGCTCAAGTTTATCATGGTAAGCTCTACAAATATCTTTCTCTGAAAATTGATTTACAAAGTTAGCAACTTCCGTTGCAAAACTGTTTGTTTTATTTATTACTAAAATTTTCTCATCTTTATGTTTATTTATTAAGGTTAATACTTCGTTTAATTTTGCACTATACTTTGAAAGTAATTCTTGTCTTTTGCGAATTACAGTATAAGTCATATCTGCTCTTTCTTTCAATGAAATTGGATTAAATAATTCATCTATTTGTCTATTTAATTCAGTAGACATATCTAGATGTTCATCCCATCCATTTTCTCTAGCTATTTTTTGACATACTTGACTAGATGATAAATTATTTCTATTATCACCTAATCTAGCCATATTCAATTTAGCCATATCTTCAAATATATTAAATGAAGTACGAATAAATTGATTATAATATTCTAAAGCTTTAAACTCTTCAGTGTCTTCTGGTATTTCTACACAAATTCTTTCTTCTTCTATGGGGGTTGTAGTTCGTAAAGCGTCTATTTGTGCCTGTTGAAAACAACTCATAAGTGGACATATACGATATAGTTTATTTATATCTTCGACATTTGAAGGTAGTTTATTGATGATAGCTAAACGGAATATACAACGAGAAACAAATTGTAACACATTGTCATACATAGTATCACAATGATACATAATAGTAACAAAAGGAGTACCAAATTTATCAATATTTTTATTTATAAAATCTGCTGTTAAAATCCTTAATTTACTAGTTTCTATAAGTTGTTTGAATTCGTTATTATTATCTACATTTTCTTGATGTGTTAAGAATTGAATTAAATCACTTCTTTGTTTAAATACATCAACAATTATTAGACAATAAGCTTGAGGATGTTTTTCATATATCTGTTCTAATGCTGAAAGAACAATAGTTTTATCTTCAAATAGCATTTGAACAAAAGCAGTACCTACACATCTATGGTTTTTCCATTCGTGTAATGTTTCTTCAATTAGATTGCTCATCTTCTATATTATCAAATAAAGTTAAATATTGTTGTGAATAAGTTTTAAGTAATACTTTTCCACTAACAGTTTTACGCATTTTATCACCTTTTTGATTAGGGCTTATAGATAGTTTTATAGGGTCTATTATTTTATAACATTCCTTATAATAATAACCATAATCTATATTTCTTGTTTCAATTGGTGCATCATCTAAAGAATTTAAAACTTGAACCGGAAGACCACTAGCAAGTTTAGATTTAATTCCTTCATCATTTTTATTTTCTTTTTGAAGGATTATACCTTTAGTAGAAACATAAAATCTTACATGACGTTGTGAATAATGTTTTACTTGTTGACCATTTTCAATAGTATAATACATTACATTGAATTGTTTACCTATATTTTGAGTTTTACAAAAATCTAATATATTTTGATGATTTCGCAAAGTTTCCATTACAGGAATATTATGATACAAATATTCAAATACAGCTTTTGCTACAATAGGCATATCATAACCGTTCTTCAAATCTTTAATATATTGTTTAGGGTCAAGAGCACCTTTACCATCTACTTTTTCATCAGGCCAAACAGCAAAATAATTATTTACATCTCTAGCAAAATAAGCTTTATAATCTTCACTATCGGCACCCATCCTATTAGTTTCATTCCAACGTTTTGTTATATCGTTAAAAACTTCTAATTTATCTTTTGGAAGTTTAATAATAATACCATCAGTGTTTGCACTTATAACATGGATACCATTAAGTTCTAATTCTTCAACAAGAGTCATAGTCATTAACTGACCATTTATCGTAACTTGAAGCTGAGCAAATTTATCATATAGAAAAAACAGCTCCGAACCAAATTTTCCGTAAATGGAATTAACAACAATCTTAAGAGCTTCTGCTGCAATCTTGTTTGGGATTCCAGCAATTACATAACCTTCAGAGTTTGGTGTATGCTTACATTTAACGCGAGTATCACGAAAGTATCGCACCATATCTACAAAAACTTTATTGTTTAAGTGTTTAGGAGCAATATTATAAGAAACAATTATAGAAGGATAATAACTGTTATAGTCAAAATGCTTATAAATATATTTGTCATTAGACTTTAATACAACAGGTACATCTTGAGTATGAATTCCTCCACACGCAAGAGTATAAGTTGTACCATAAAAAGTTATTTCTCTACAAAAGTCATCTTTATTAGTATGATATACATACACTTTCATCATATCTTCAAGTAAATCTTGAAGTTGTTTAGTTTTAAACTTAATATGAGGAAATATTATTTTATCAAAACTAAGTCTAGTTCTTTGAGTTCTCATCTTAATGAATTGGTCTTTATGTAAACCACTCATATCAGAATAAAACTTTACAGTTAGTTTATCAGCTATATTTGCTCTAGCACTACACATAACATTTGTTTTAAATGCTTTAGTAATACTATAGCGAAGTTTTACTTCATCTGGCTTTTGACGTACAATTTCACATACAAGAAACACATCATTCCGGTTATAATGTAGCATTGGTTCTACATATTGTGGCATTACATATCTATCAAAGTCTTCAGTTATAAACTGATTTAACTTTTCAGCACTATAATTATGATATGTCATAATATCTTTACGATAAAACATATCATTTTCTTCCTCAGTAATAGGAGGAAGAGTAAAATCTAATAGTTCATGCCATTTAAGATTAATAGAAGTTTGTTTCAAACTTTTACCAAACTTATTTCTAGTACCATCTTTATCTACATTTACACCAACAGAATGTAAACCATAAATTTGTTGTACATCTACAGTCATATATGGAAGTTTATACCTTCTTATAAGCTGTAATTCTTTATCTTCATAAAATAATGCTTTATCTTTTTGTAAATCTATTATCTTATTAGATATTTGTTTTAGTTTCTTACATAATGCTTTACTATCATAATGATTAAAATACATAAGTAGTGCTTTAATCATTAAATCATCATATCCTGCATTATTAAAACCATATAAATCGTATCGGATTGGGACTTGGTAAATTGCCCCATTTTCATCGGTTTTCGTCTCGTAGTGAGCGTTCATTTTATTAATGTAGCTAACTAAAGACAACAACTGCGAATCGTCTGTATCGGAAATAAAAAATGTATCAGTTTTTACTTTGTCTAATCTATTTTTTATTTCTTCTACAGTAAGACATTCAGTAAGAGGCTTAGTTTCACAATCTTTAAAAGTATTAAGATAATCTGCCAAATCGACAAATATAATACTAAAAAGATTGTGAAACACCTCTACGTCATAAGCTATAGTATGAATCATACCATGATTTTTATTCTGTTTAACATTGTTTTATGACTTACACTTCCTTTAGTTTTATACCAACTTCTTGTTTTAAATTGGTTTATACCACTAATTTCAGAATTGTATTGAGCTACTATCATACTATGTCTTCTGTTAGCAGCAATTTCATGCTGAACAAATTTGGGCATTTCTTTTTCTTTATAACCTAAATTTTGTAAATGTTTTACATAAAAATTACTCATATTATAAATTGTTTTTAATTAGTTACAAAAATAAATTATATAAGCAATACAAAGACCTGAAATAATACATTCTACTATTGGTTTATAACGTTCATAATTACCTCTACATTGTGAAAAACATATTGCATTTACAATAGTTTTTACTATAAAAGAAGTAATTGAAAACATTAATATTATACAAGCTATAAATAAAATTATTGTTTCTATCATATTAATACATATTAATTGTGTTATCTACTAAAAATTGATAATAAATTTTTACTTGATTACGATATACATGATGACATCTTCTATTCCAAATATCAATAGCTTTATCAATATCTAAAGTAGGATTATGTTTTTCCATAATAATAGAAAACATAGTTAAATTACATTGCCAATCATGTCTATCATCATAAGTGAATCTTACATCAGAACCTTGTTCTTCTAAGATGTTATTAACTTCTCTTACTAATATTCTTGACATTTGTAAATAACCTACATAGTCAGTTTCAGTAGTATTACAAGTTACATCTTGACATTTACTTTCAATAATAGCAAAAGCAGTAGCCATTAGACAAAGACTATCACTTCTACTTATATCTTCATAAACATACTCTGTTTGAATAACAGGTTCTTTTTTCATTAATTGTTTACGTACTTTATTATAACTTGAACAATATATTATACAAATTATAAGTAAATTTACAATAACTACACAAGCCACAATAAATCTACGTTCCCATTTCCAAATAATTTTATTAGACATATCATTTAGATTTTCATCATACCTATTCATAATGTATCAATATTATATTCTGTTACTTGAGCATTATAAGCTCTTAATTCATAAACATCTTCTTCAGACCTTAAATATATAAGTCTAAATTCAAATTCAGGCTCATAATCAAAAGTTTCTGAATATTCATGTTCAATTTCATCATATAATTTTTTTGTACTTGATGATGTATTCATTTCTCTGTAAAAGTTTTATTTCCATTTGTTTATTCTCCATCTTTAGATATTAAACTACTTAACCAAACAAATATATCTTCTTTAGTGAAAAGTTCTTGTTCAGTATACTTTAATTTTAATTTTTTTATAATATCTCCAACCTTTACAATAACTATCTGGAGAAGTTATTTCTTTATCAAATTTACAATATCCATTAGCACCTACATGAACACATTTTCTACAACATATATCTTCATCTTTTAATTTTACTCCATACATTCTTGCTTGGTTAATAGATAAATTAGCATTTACAATCATTGTTTTAACTTTTAATAAATCCCCGTAGAAAGAATATGTGCATTCTTTCTTACAGGGGAACGTTCGTTATCACTGTTGTTTTTAACTTCAATTAAAAATTTAAATAAACTTTATTTTTAGCTCTACTAATAGCAACATATAGTCTTCTATTGATACCATCAATATCAGCCCATACTACACCTTTACTATCATAGACTATATCTTTTACATCTACAAACACAGTATCAAAGGTAGAACCTTGTGATTTATGTGCAGTTAATGCAAATCCATAATCTATATTTCGAGCATATAACAGTTTATTATTTTTTGTTATATCTATAAGTAATAGACAACTTTCTTTAAACTCATAATAACTTTTCCAACGTTCACCACGAAGTTTAACATTCGCAGTTTTAGCAAGTTCTACAAGTTTATCAGAAATTGTTATATATTGTCTGACATTTTCCACATCACTATGGTCTAATACAAACAATGGTTGAGAAATTTTACCACCAAGTATAGCTTGAAATTTTACTAGAAAACCTTTTAAACCATACTTGGGATGAATATAATTAACAACATCATTTACTATATAATTTTCACTATTAGTAATAACTCTGTTATTAAAAATATCTGTGATAGTTATATTAGATAAGAATAAATCATTTTTAGTGACAATAGACTTATCACTATCAATAATTGTACTATATCTAACATATTTATTCCATCCACTAACGTGTAGATTAGTATACGCTACAATCTTACAATAATCCACATCAGTCATTAGTTGTGGGTCATTAAAATTAGTATATACTTTATCTTTAAACGTTTCTAAATTACAAACTTCATAGCCTTTTATATTATTGTCATCAAATTTATACCTATTTTTACTTATATAATTCAAACAGGTAAAAGTTTTATGTTCAATATCATAACGAAGCATTTGAAGTAATTGTGTTATAGGATTATCTTTTTCTTGTCTTACTATCTCAAATAATTCACATTTCTTAATATTATGAAATGCAGAAGAATAAGACTCTCCTACTGGTGGAAGTTGAAGAGGGTCACCAATATAAATAATTTTACATTGATTTTGTACACATATAGACTCTATAAAATCTTTAAAGCCTTTAGTATTTCCCATTTTAGATTTATTGGGAATCATAGAGGCTTCATCGATTATATAAAGCATATATTCTTTAACTTTAATCCTACCTTTTTGGTCAAAAGGAGGATTATTTATGTCAAACTTACTTGCGTCAAAATTTGGTTTTAAACCAAAATCACTAGCAAGTGTATTTATGTGTACTTTAGCTAGTCCTATACTTGATTCCAAAACTGCACAAGCTTTATGTGTTGGCGCAGCTAAACCAATAGTAGAATAACTTAAATTGCAATTAGCTATAAGAGCTTTTACAAGATAAGTTTTTCCGGTACCTGCAGCACCTAATAAAGCACGTTTGTAATCTTTAGAATCAAAAGAACCATTAATAAAGCCTATGAGTTCTTCATAGGCTTTAATTTGGTCTTTTGTAAAGCCACTTATATCGATATGATTTCGATTATGTAGCTCTAATTCTCGTTTATTTGTTATATCCATATACGTTCTCCATTCTGTCTTTTTTTGCCTATAGCTCTAATGGCAGTAAATTCAATATTACCATTTAAGCCTTTATGAATTTTACCTTCATAAATATAGCTTTTAAGAATAGGCGTATATCCTGAAACATTAGATGAACTAAATTTACATTCTGTAACATCACGATGCCACATTACATAATGATTTGTTTCATCTTTTTCTTTACTAAAAAGGTATTCTTTATCTTTACAGTCAAAAGATTCTTTAGAAAGTGGTAATTTTTGTACAAAGTTATCCACTTCTGCAAGAAGACTTCCATCTTCTTGTTCTACTATAACTCCAATGTATTTTTTACTTGAAATTTCACTTTTTTCTCTCTTTTGTTTAGTTTTCACTACTATGCGAAAACCAAAAGAATTTTGTTTTTGTTCGGGTTTTAGATAAGCCATAATTTTAAATGTTTAATGATTAATATTTTGTTTAATTTAATTCGGTAATTGATTATTACATATAATTGCTTTAAATTTCATTATTTCCCACAATTCTTTACCTGTGAGATTAACTATTTGTCCACCATCATAAGCTTTTACAAGTTCTTCTGGATTAACAATATACGTAATATTATTTTTCTTTGGACTAAACTCATAACATACACTATTTTTATGTTGAGTTAATTTATAATTTTTATGTTGAAATATTATTTCCATATTTTTTGTTTCACTATTAGTTTATTATAAAAAATAGTATAAGAAGAGCTTGTAGGACTTATCTATTATAAACAAAATTTTATAGAGTGGCACTTCTTATACTATTAGTTGTTCTACGTGGAGTCGAACCACGACTATCAGAACCAAAATCTGGTGTACTACCATTATACTATAGAACAATTATATCATTTATAAAACCTTCAAGGAAACTTCAATGATACAACACTTACTAAAATTCTATGGGCTACTACGGTAGTAAGTGTAAGTTTTTTTTTACCAACCAATTAAACGTAATAAAATAATTTTTATTATAAGTCTATATGACCTACAACAACTGCTGTTAATGCAGCTAAATTATCTTTGATATATTCAAGACCTACTTCGCTAGTTACACTGATGTTTTCATCTTCTACAGTTATGTATAAAAGACGCTCTTCACTCATTACTACATATTGTAAGTCTTGAGGTTGTGCAATTACACAACTTAATGTTCCGTTGATGTTTATTACATCACCTATTAGTAAATTCATATCAATATTTATTTAAAGTTAATAATTAGTACCATCGGTGGGATTTGAACCCACACGCTCTCAATGAGCAACGGATTTTCTTACTACACTATGTTGCCATAGCCAAACATTTTCACTCATACAGGCACCCGCTTTCCACTTTACACTATACATAGTCTATGTGGTTGACCATAAGATGTTAGGTTCATAACACGCCAGCCTGTCCTTACTGGATGGTTTTGTGTTGTTTGTTGTAGTCTGGCACATATTATAACCATATTGAAATTCTTATAAGTGTTATTTTAATATTATCGTATGTCAAAACTAATTAAAACAACAATTTTAACTTAGGTTGCAGGTATATGTGCTCTACACATTTATGAATAAAAATCGATTATAATATATAATGTATATTCTATTAATACTATAATATAATCAGTAGTTGCCTAGTCTTCACTACCTTTTATTCAATTTAGCTCGGTATTATCCTACCACGTTATTGTTTAGTGGGTATGGTGTAATCTTATTCCTATCCATACATTACTTCCTAAACCATTAAGGACTTTCACCGAATTAGCCTGCTTCTACTATGGGATTTCTCGCCATAGCACTCAAATTTTTATTAAGTCCGTCTTGTCTACCAATTCCAACACGATGGCAAAAAACTACTAATATCATTTTAGTGCATTATATGAAAACAATCAAAAGGTTTGATATTAGTAGTATATTTTCAACTGTTATTTTTATTTTAACGAGGAGTTTAACTACGAAAACTATCAAAGAACGTTCTCTCCTCAATCTAGATTTCTTATATGAATAGTTTGAAAGCCATTACTTAAACTAACTATTTATAATACAAAGTGCCCTCTCACCGTTCTCTTTATATTAAGTTTTACTATGTTCAATTCAACCATAGTCTTCGACTAATATTACTAGGAATTGATACAATCTATAACACTTATTTTTAATATTTATCTAGAAACTATTAAAACAGTTATTATTTCTTGTACTAGTATTTTTAGATTTTATGTTTTAGTTTCATCTTTATTAAGTTTATTTAAGTTCCCCCATAGAGAAGAATCATCAATTCTTTCTACAGGGGAACTAATTACACAAACATTAAAATTACTATTTCAATTCGATGTAGCACCAAAAAAAAAACGTATTTATTAAAGTGTAGCTATTAATATGATTATACCA